ATGGCAATATTTAAGGCGGTAGTCAGAAGACCACGCAAAGATGGCTTCTGGCAGGTATATATCAGAGTAGGTGTAGGCGTAAAGGTCGGATATATAACAACTGGCAAGTATGTAACAAGTAAGGGACTTAGTAAGACGAACGAAATCACCGACCCATACGTTTTGCAATATTGCTCAAGTCTGATCATCGAGTATAATGATAGGCTTAACAGGGTGAACACATCAAGATGGACAGTTAAGCAAGTGGTTGACTTTTTACGCACAATGGACTCTGACTTATGTTTCAGCGAATACGCACGTAAGCACATTGATAGAATGGTTGACAGAGGGCAGCAACGCAATGCACGCAACTACGAACTTGCCTTACAACATCTTGAACGTTTTGCTGGTACAACCAAAGTCATGTTCTCTGAACTTACTTCGTTGTTCATTAACCAATGGATAAAATCTCTTGAAACAACAAAACGAGCAAAAGAGATGTACCCTATTTGCATTCGTCAAGTTTTTAAGGCTGCTCTTGTAGAATACAACGACTACGATAACAATCTCATCAGAATTAAATCCAATCCTTGGATGAATGTTGAAATACCAAAGGCAGATAGACCAGAGAAACTTGCTATTACTCCTGAAGCATGTAGAGAGTTTTTCTTTTTTCCTCTTCCCGAGAGCAAGATGGCGCATCCACTTGAAGAGTTAGGACGTGACGTTGCTATGATTGTTATCTGCCTGGCAGGAATTAACACTGTAGATTTATTCCACATGAAGAAGTCTGATTATTACGATAGCATTCTTCACTATCAGAGAGCAAAGACAAAGATGTTTCGCACTGATGGTGCTTATATGGAAATGCGTGTTCCTGCTATCCTGCAACCCCTATTTGAGAAATACAAAAGCACAGACGAGGATGATGAGCATCTTTTTTGTTTTGCAAAACGCCATACGACATCTGACAGCTTCAGCGCAAATGTAAACATTGGTATTCGACACCTTTGCGAGGCTATGGGAATCGATAAAGATAACGATTATTCTGTTTACACTTTCCGTCACACCTGGGGAACTGTAGCACAGAATGATTGCAATGCAAGTATTGAAGAAGTTGCATTTGCAATGAATCATAGCAGTGCTCACAAGGTAACACGTGGTTATATTAAAACAGATTACTCTCCAGCATGGGAACTCAACGATAAGGTTATTGATTTTATTTTCTTTTCTGATAAACCGTCACGACGTGAACAAAAACCGAAAGAAGAACGTTTTAAACTATCATACCGTTACCAAGTACATGGAGAAGCATTTTTTCAAGGACGTAAGTTAGCCGAGATAACTGATGTCGGTTTTAACAACGTTGATGAGGTTATAGCAAAACTCGCAGCGCAACTCCCTGATAGCATTCCCAATCGCTCAATGGTTATTTTCAAAATAGAAAACCAAGACAAGAAACAATCGGCTGTCTACGAGCGAATGAAAGGCAAAGGTTTTTAATTCACTTCTAACCTACAGAAGAACTTTCTTTTGTAGGTTTTCTTTTTTACTTTCATTAACAAAAGGCAAATGCTCCTCGCGTACGTACACGCGCGCGGTAGATGTATATTATTTATTTTACTTTACTTTATGCACTTTTTTCCGAAGAAATGCGTTTCAAGTGGGATTTCTTCCGAAGAAATAAATTAACGTTCGTTTGCAATAATACTTTTGGGTATAAAATATCAATTCCCGAAGCCAAGAAAATGATATAAGTGCGACATATAGGGAGCATTGTAAATGATATAAAAAACACCAAAGTGCGACATATAGGGAGTATTTTGTAAATACTTGTAATTAAATTAGTTACAAATAATAAAGGGACTATTCTCACGAACAATCCCTTTTAACTAAAACAAATCAATTCAATTAATTCAACAATCTAATAAAAGCGTTTCTATAGTAGTTATTTGTAGATTCTATTTGCCTCCACCAGACAAAGCGATAAGTCTGTCCTCGATGGTCTTTTTGGTCTCTGTTGCAACGTCAAGGGTTGTTGCCTGTAATTTTGGAGCAATATAAGCTGTAAATCTCTCCATTGCTTGTATACGTTCTTTAGGCTCAAGACTTGCTAAGTCTTTCTCAAATAAGTCAGAGTCATAGTAATTGCCAGTAACATTTGCTAAAATACTTCTTACTTTTCCCGACACTTTGTTTGGAGTTCCAGCAACGCGACCACCTGTCTTCGCTATTCCTTTAGGGCGTCCTCCTTTCTTCTTTTCAGTAGTCATATTATTTGGTGTATTAAAAGTTAAACGAACCATGCAAAAGTAATGTATTATTTTCGCAGAAAATAGATAACTTTTAATAATAAGTCATTATGGGAATGATAGGAGCTGCAGTAGGAGCTGCAGGAAGTATCTTCGGTGGTATTTCGGCTTCAAAAGCTATAAACAAGATGAAAGCCAATATAGAGGCTCAGAAGAAATCTAATCAGGATTGGTACGATAGGCGTTACAACGAGGATGCAACGCAGAGAGCTGACGCACAGCGTATATTGACCATGACAGAGGAAAGTATCAAAAATCGTAACAAGGCTGCTGCAGGTGCTGCTGCCGTAATGGGTGGCACGGAGGAAAGCGTGGCGGCAGCTAAGGAGGCAAACAACAAGGCTCTTTCGGATGCAACCTCGCAGATTGCGGTTAATGCAGAGCAACGCAAGGATTCGATAGAGCAGCAGTACCAACAGCGTGATGCAGACCTTACCAATCAGCTCAACAGTCTTGAACAACAGAAAGCAGAGGCTATTGGTCAAGCTGTTCAAGGTGTTGCTGGTGCTGCTGGTAGTATGCCATTCTAATTCAGAGAGAAGAATATGAGTGCTATAAATGATATTTTAGGAAGCAAGCCTGCCGCAATGCAACCACCGCCTGCAAGTCCATCTAAAGGACTGAAAACGGAAACAGCATTGGGTGCTGCAGGAGTAGCGCAGCAGAGAGCAGAGAATGCCCACTTTAGGGAAAATAGGGCTGTTCCGACAACTCAGGCTGGAAATATTAGCGGTAACAACACCGCCCCCTCTGTTTCAGTTCCTCTTGCTCCAAGTATTGAACAGAGCGTTGCAGCAAAAGGAGAGGATAATGAAACTCCTGTAAAGGCTGCAACGCCAAAACGTATGTCTTATGTTGATATGTTTGCGAAGCTTAGTCCGTATCAACCTCCGACAGAAGAAGAGTTGGCAAAGGAACGAAAGAAGGAGAAACGTGAGAAAATCTTTGCTGCTATTAGCGACGGCATATCAGCATTATCTAATCTTTATTTCACTACAAAGTATGCACCCAACATGTATAGGCATGAGAACTCACAATCTGCTAAGACGGAAAACAAGTGGGAGAAACTTCGTGCAAACAGAGATGCGCAGCAAAATGCATATATAAGAAATCTTATGGCGGCACAGCAAGCAGACGATGAAAGGGAGGACAAGGAGAGAGCTTGGATGCGTCAATTAGGCATAGATGCCTATAATCAGAAAAAGGATGCCGATGCAGTTCAGTATAAGAAAGATCGTGACAACGTCAAGGATAACCAATGGCAAAAAGCATTTGACCAACGAGATAGTCTGTTTGCTCAAGATATGGAGCATAAAGGTAAAGTCTTAGCAGAAACAAAACGTGCACACAAGGCAAACGAGGGACTAAAAGGTGCACAGATAGCCGAAGATGGTCGTCATAACAGAGTAAGTGAAGCACAAGGTGCTGCAAGAATTAGCCAAGCTGAAAGTCATTTTAGAGCAACGCACAATCCTGATGGAACGGTTAAAAGCTCCGTTACAGGAAAAGATAGAGGCGAAAAAGAGACAATTAGACTCAAAGATGGTAATATTTATGCCTATTCAGCAGACAGAAAAGGTGCTCTTACCTCTCTTGCTCCATCAATGGTGAAAAAAGCAAAGGTAGCAGCAGAGCGTTATCGTAAAGCAGGTGACCGTAAGACAGCTCAACATTACAACGCCATAGCGGAACAGCTGGAGAAGACGCAAAGTAAAGATGGAATTGCTGCGATTGTTGTTTCTAATATAGGAGACTTCCCTTCTATGGATAGCGAAGTTCGTAGCGTGTTAGGAATGACAAACGCATCACCGTCTAAATCAACTTCGTCAGGAGGTTTCAATGCAAACAATTATCGTCGTAATAAAACAAAGCCTACGGCAAAACAAACCACAACAAATAAACCACCGTTAAATTAATACATTATGCCAAATAAGATAACATACACTATCACAACAGCCGATGGCAAAGAACATCAGGTTTCTAAGGAAAATGTCGATAAGTACGGTATTCAGTCGTATGCAGATGCATATAAGGGTGCTACAATCCGTATGCGTGATGCGCAGAAGGGAGATTATGACATTCCTTTACAGCATTTCGATAATGCGAGAAAGCAAGGACTTCATGCTTTCTCGCTTGAGCATACGCCTATTCAGAAGCAGACGGCACCAAAAGCTACACCTACTCCAACAGCAAAACCTGCTACAAGCCCAAGGGTACACCCTCAACAGAGCACACCGCAAGTTAGTAAGCCGCTTTTGTCAGACTCATTTTCCAAAGGAGCTGATTTCTTAAAGCCTAAGCCTGTAGGTTATAATCTTTCAGAAGGACATCGCACCGAAGTTCTTGGAGAGCAGGCAAAGCGTAGTGCTACTCCATCAAATCCACATGTACAGCGTGCTGTTCAGTTAGGTAACGAAGCTAAAGCTAAGCGTGTAGAGCGTGAGCAAAATCGTTTTGGTAAACCGACAATCGTTAAAGCCTTTGATGATGCTGTACATGGTGATAAGAAAGCGGCAAAGGAGTTGGGTATGCAGCAGGCTATGCAGCAGAAGAAAGACGAGATTGATTACATGCAGGCAACAGGGAAAGAATTACGTAACCCTGTTGACGCTGGATTAACATACGATGAAAATGGAGATGTAGTTCATTCAATGTTTGCTCCAACAGTAGCACGTGACGAACATGGAAACATCGTTACAAATGATGCAGGAGAGCCACTTGTGGGAGTTACGTCAGATGAAGCGCGTGCAAAAGCATACGGAGATAGTATACAGACAGGTATCGAGGCGCAACGTGAGAAAGATAAGGTTGATAATCTCTACAAAGATGCTGTTGAGAGTGTAGATGATGCCTTTAACGAAGAGTATAAAAAGAAAGAGGCTTTCAGAAAGGAACATCCTTTCTTGGGAGCAGTCAGTGATGCGCTTGAGGGATTTAGTAATCGAGGGAATGCCCTTCAGTATGTTCCAGAAGAAGCAAAAGCAGGGTTGTCGACACTTGGAATACTATCGAAAGCTGCGGTTGCGAAGAATAATGCAGACAGGTATGGGGATGCAGGAACTCTAAGTCGTCTATATGGTGGTATCATGGCAGGCTTGACAGACCCGTCAACGTATGATTTTGGCATAACTGATACATTTAACGCTGCTAATCTCTATCGTGCAGCAAAGAATTACGAAGAAGGGAAAGCAACTGATAAAGATAAGATGCTTCTTGATGCTGCAGCTATTGCTAATAACGTACAATTAGAAGCCTCTGATAAGCTTGGCGGTGCATTTGGGGCAGGTCAGAACCTTGTTGGTACTATTGGATTTATGGCGCAAATGGCTACAAATCCTGCCTCTGGGGTAGGCAAAGAAGCTGCTGCAAGTGTTGCTAAGACTGTTGCAAAAAGAGCACTGCAGAAGTTTGGTAAAGGAGCAATAGCAAAAGCTGTTACAGGTCTTGCTAAGGGTGCAACACGTGTGGGAATGGATGCTGTGGAAGCTGGCGTGGTTACAGGTATGTATAGCCCAACAAAGATTGTAGGCGATTATCTCAATCGAAAAACAGGTGATGTACAATCGGATGGTAAGGGTGGTTACATCTTCCAAAACAAGGAATATAGTGATGTAAAGGCACTCGCTAAGGCTATCAATGGTCAGTACGCTGAGAATATCTCTGAAATGTGGGGCGAATATCTACCTGGAGTGGGTAAAGTAAATGCGGCTATTGGTCGTGGCATGCGTAAGGTTGGCTTAGGAAAGGTCGTTGATGCTTTTGAACACATGAGTTCATCTAATTGGGCGAAGACCTGGAAAAATTTCCAAGAGAAAACCAAGTGGAACGGAATGGCTGGAGAATACTTCGAGGAAGTTGCTAATAATTTCTACAATGCTGTTACCAATGGAGATATGACACTTGACACAGACCCACACACTGGAGTGTTCAATCCAAAGATTAATCTTGATACGTTCTATAGTGTAGCTCTGATGAGTGGTATAATGAGCGGAGTTAACACAGCAGGTTATGCAAGAGAACGCTACAAGGCACCACATGAGCAGCGTAAAGCTGATGCACAAGCACGTTCTGTTTTTGGTGAGCGTTGGGATGAATATAAGGATGCTATTGATAATGCTGATGAAAAGCAGATAGGTAGCGTAATGGAAAAAATTGGCAATGATAAATCTTTGTCAAATACTCAAAAGGTTGCAGCCTTACAATATCAATATCGCACGGCTGTAGTGCATGGTGTAAATGCACAAGACACAAAGAATAAGTTGGAGGGGCAGTTTAATGCTATGGATGAAGCCTACAGTATGGGCTACAACTTGCAAGACGAAAAGGAACTCAACAATACAGCTATTCTTTATGACGAGGCGAAGAAACAAGCGACAAAAACTACTGGTTGGGATGAAGACACCCTTGAAAGTATGATAGGTAAAGATGGCGGTGCGTCAACTTTAGCTTATATGAAGCATAGTGATGAGTTTAACGACGAACAGCTACAGGCATTTACCGACTATGCCAATGCACGTGCAGCCTATAATGGTATGATTCAGCGTGTGAAAGATGATATTGACACAAAAGTACATGAAAGTAACCTTGAGGTAGACCAGCGTACAAACCTTGATACTGGTGCTATTCATCCAGCAACTATGAAAGTGGATGATAGACAAGTGTATATTGTCAATGGTAACGTTGTAATGCTCCCCGATGGTAGCGGTGTTGATCATGAACACTCTGATGATTTTGTTGTATTACGTGATGCCGATACCGGAGAACTTGAAACGGCAGACCCTTCTGCAATCTTCAAGGTGGATGCACCTATTAATCCAAAAGAAGAAAAAGAAGCTGCAGCGGACAATATTCGGCAGACATTTGCACAGCAGCAGGCTGACAAGATTGATGGTAAATTAGAGTTCAAGCAAGGCGACACCTATCCAATTATTGACAAAGAAGACGGCACGCAACACTCTTTGTCTATAATTGGTGATGCAATAGATGAGAAGACAGGACAGGTTAATCCTGAAATGGTGCTTGTTGATATTGATGGAGCTCAGCAGCCAACCCTCTTACCAAAAGCACAAGTTCAGCAGCAGGTTGATGAGGCACGTCGAGCAGCAGTTGCAGCAACGCAGGTTGTAGAGCATGCGCCAACTAACAGCTCTAATAACACTTACAATATAAACGATGAGGTTACGTTCACGGATGAGAATGGAAATATTGTTCGTGGAAGTATAACTGCCCCTGAGAATGAAGATGGTAAGTTTGAAGTCTATACAGAGCAGCCTATTAATGGAAAGAAAGTAAATCTGTTTAGTGCTGAAGAACTTGATTTGCTGACAAAAGCGCCTGCAGAGGATTCGGAAGATGCAACAATTCAGCAACCTCAGCAGCAAGAAGAAACAGAGGAAGCGGTAGAAGTGGTAGAAGCGAAAGCCCCACAACAGCAAACAACAGCTTTGGAACGCATTCCTAAAGACGAATCTGGACAGCCTCTTTATGAGCAGACAGACCCCGAGACAGCATGGGATGCTATTGTAGAGCAGACGGAAGGTGACACGAGTATGGCACAGACTGTTGCCGATGATATGGTGTCTGATTTGGAAGCTGGTGTAAAAAAGGCTGAAAAGACCAAAACAAAGAGTGGTGGTAGTATTGCAGAGAAGATTGCAGCGGAGAAAGAACGTGCTGCAGTTATTGAACAGGCTAAGGAAACACTTGCACATTGGAGGAAGATTGCAGCTGTTAATCGTATGCGTGAAGCCGCTATACAAGCAGAGGAACAGCGCAAAGCTGACGAAATGACACGTGTACGTAAAGAGGAGGAAGAAAAAGCACGTGCAGAGCAAGAAGAAGCGGAACGCATCAAGCGTGAAACTCTTAATGGCGTACCCGATTTTATAGAAGATAAGGCTCCAGATGCACGAGCAAGAGGTTACAGGCGTGTCAATGGGGATAAGGTAGACAGACAAGAGCCTATTGACGCAACGATAGGTAAAGAAGTGCAGGTTAAATTTGATGATGATAACATTCCAACAGGACACGTTGCAATCATTGAAGCTAATCAGTTACAACCAAGTCATAAGAATGGGCAACGAAATCCACAGCACTTTATCGACGAGGCACAACCAAAAGAGCGTAAAGACGATGCAAGCGTAGGTGCAGCACGTAAGATTGCAGCAAACATTCGCCCAGAAGAAATTACATCGTCTGTTACAGCTTATACAGGTGCACCAACAGTGAACAGTCGTGGAGAGGTTATTCAAGGTAATAATAGAAGTGCTGCACTTCGTGAAATGTGGAACAATCAGCAGGAACAAGGCGATAAGTACAAAAAGTATCTCATTGATAATGCAGAAACATTTGGTCTAAGAGCAGAAGACATTGCAGCAATGGATAAGCCCATACTTGTTAATATGCTCGATGTGAACGATGATGAAGCTATTTCATTAGGTCAGTTCGTCGCAAGTGATACAGAAAGTGGAGGTACAGAACGTATCAAGCCTAAGAATGTTGCTAAGAAACTTGGTGACAAGATGAAGAACTTTGCAAACATTCTTTTGCGAGCTAATGACGAGAATATCTCTTTTGCAGAGCTTGTTGATAGCAATGGTATTGACGCTTTGAAATGGCTAAATACTAATGGAGTAATTAGTCCAACACAGTATAAGAGTGCATTTGATAGCAAAGGCAATATTACTGCAGAAGCGAAGAATGATATCAAGGGTATTATGTATCAGAGTATCTTCGAGGGTGGTAATACACAGCTTGAGGAGATGTTTAATGCACTACCAGCAAAAGCACAGAAAGCAATTCTTGCAACGGCTTATCGTGATTATGATAGTCCACAAAGCGAACGTATGATAGAGGATATTCAGGACTCTATCATGGCATATTATGCTCTGTCACATGATAGCATGTTTATGAATGCTAAGAATCATAAAGATGCACGTATAGCTGTTGAGGCATGGAGAAGACAACTTGCTTTCGACGATGTTACAGGAGAAAGTTATCTTCCTGCTGAAAAATATAATAACTTTGCATTATTGCTTGCGACTATGTACAAAGGTGACAATCAGTCACTCATACAGGGTACTTTCAATAGATTGTATGACCTTATACAAGGCACACAGGAAGAAACTCTGTTCGAGCAGCCTGATAATACACCACGTTCGCTTGTGCAGGCAATCAAAGAAACATTAAATATAGAACATAATGGACAACAAAGAAGCAATGTTTTGGCTGGCGATAGTTCAGCAAGCCAAGAAGGGAGAGCAGGAAGCAATGGAGATGCTACGCCAAGAGGACGAAGTGAGAATATCGATGGGGCAGAAACCAATAAAGGAGGAACTGAAGGAGATACTGGAAGAAGCGGAAGTGGACAAAGCAGTGGAGGCAGCCAAGAAGAGGTTGCAGCAGAAAACTCACATTTAACGAAAAAGGAGGCTGCTGATTTTATAGCTCAAATGGAATTGGGTGCAGATGTAGCACAAGAAATTCCGTTAACAATAGAAAATTGGGATAAAGAATTTGGAGAAGATGGCATAGTTTCCACCCCTATTGGTGACGTTAAAATGGGCGAGAACCAATTTGCAAAACTTATGCGAGCAGGTCGTAATGGCAAATTGGGAATGTTAAAACCAACGTTGGAATATCCAGATGCCATTGTAGAAGAAAATAGTAAAGCAAAGGAGGGAACACATACAGAACGACCATCTTCTTTCATCTTTATAAAGTCTTTCAGGAAGTCTGACGGAACACGTTATTACTATTTCACATCGATAACTGTTAGTGTTGATGGGAAAGAAGTCGTTGTTTCCAATCAAGAAAAAAGCCGTAACAGAATATTACGGCTTTTGATGGAGGGTAGTGTTATTTGGCGCACTCCGAAAGATGCGACTACTTCTTCGGCTGAGAAGCAAGGTTTGGACTATGTTCACCCTGATAAAGCCGAGGGCGAGACAAAGGGCTCGGTAATAACTCCTCAAAACACTTCTTCTGCTGGCAAAGATAGCAAACAATCTGATACAAAGCAAAAAAAATCGGAAAAATCTGCTAAAAAAGATGCTGTCAGTGAAGATTTGTTTGCAATGGCTGAACGTGTAGCGGCAGAAGATAAAGCTAAACGTACACGCAAAAAAGAGGAGGCAAAGGTTGACACCAATCCGACTGAAGCACAGAAAGAAGCTGGTAACTACAAGAAAGGTCATATTAAGGTAGATGGCTTCAATGTCACTATTGAACAGCCTAAGGGCAGTGTTCGTCGTGGTAAGGATGCAAATGGCAAGGAATGGAAAACCGAGATGCATAACACCTACGGATACATTCGAGGCACGGAAAGCGTTGATGGTGATCATATCGACATATTTTTGTCAGATAACCCAACAGAGGGCAATGTCTTTGTTATAGACCAAGTAAATAAAGATGGTTCTTTCGATGAGCATAAGGTAATGTACGGATTCTCTGACATGGAAAGCGCAAGGAAAGCATATCTTTCTAATTATGAAGAGGGATGGCAAGGATTGGGCAACATTACAGAAGTTAGCAAGGAAGAATTCAAGAAGTGGATTGATAGCAGTAAACGCAAGACAAAACCGTTTGCAGAATATTCTTCTGTTAAAACAGAAGGAGATGTAAATGTACAACATCCTATTGATGATAAAGGCAGCAAGCGTCTTGTATCTAATGAACGCTACGAAGAATTAAAGAAGCGTATGCGCTCTAAGTTGGGTCAGCTTAATTTAGGTGTAGACCCTGAGATGTTAGCTATCGGTGCAGAAATGGCAGTGTATCATATAGAGAATGGCGCACGTGCCTTTGGAGCCTATGCAAAGGAAATGATTTCTGACCTCGGAGATGCTATTCGTCCATACCTCAAAGCATTCTATAATGGTGCAAGAGATTTACCAGAGATGGTAGAGTTATCAAACGAAATGACCCCCTATGAAGAAGTGAGTCGTTTTGACATTGCTACAATAGGCAATGAGGGCGAGCAGTTAACACCTTCCGCTATTGAAACAGCTGAGCAGATTAACAACGAGGCAATAGTTGAATTTAATGCAAAGCAAGAACAGAGTAATACTAATGAGTTAGAAGATGTAGACAACGACGCGTATTCTATTACCAAGCAGCACAACAACAAGAAAGATGTTGATATCTGGGTTGTACGTGGTAAGGAACGCACAGACAAGGAAGTTTACACCCAGCGTAAGCAGGTGGCAAAAGAACATAACGGTTATTACTCTTCTTTCCGTGGTGTTAATGGCTTTGTATTTAATACAGCAGAAGAAGCACATGCTTTTGCTGATGCGATTTTTAACACACAATCAGAGAAAAATTATGCGCAAAATTCAGAAGAAATCATGCGCAAGGATATTATAAATAATGAAGACTCTGAAAATCAAGACAAAAACTCGGATGAGGATATTGTCAGCTCAAATAAAGCAATTACTGCAAAAGAGGAAAAAGTAAGTGCAGAGAAAGAAAAGCCAATAAAAAAGAACAACTCAAAGAAAAAAGATGTATCTTTGGAGCAGCCTACCACAGGTGATTTGTTTGGTGGCTTCTTCAATGAAAATGAATCTAAATTAAAAGAGAATGAAGATAACCCAAGAACTCGAACAGAAAATCGAAAAGGCAATGATGAAGTTTCGCAACGAGAATCTTCTGGCAGCAGGTCAGTTAACGAAAGAGAACTGGACAAAAATACTGAAGAACGCAGGTCTGAGCGACAAGGAGATAGCCGAGTACAGAGCAGAACAGCAGAAGTGCGCAGCAGCACTGAACGACCCTCTGGACGCTTATCGAGATTAAACGTTTCTAATAATCATGCTGAGCGTGGAGCAGACTATGCGCCTACAACCGTTGACGCTCGTATTGAAGCCAATATCAAAGCTATTGAGTTGGCAAATGAACTTGTCGAGAGTGGCGAAAAAGCAACTCCCGAACAAATGTCTGTTCTCAGAAAGTTTAGTGGATGGGGAGGTTTAGGCAAAGCCTTTAACCAATCTTCATACAGCTGGAGCAAAGATTCTATTCCTGCTCGCCTACAGAGTTTGTTAGGCGCAGAGGCCTACGAACAAGCCGTGATGAGTGCTAATAGTGCTTATTACACACCAGCGTACGTTATAGACACATTGTGGGACATTGCAAAGCAGCTGGGCTTTAAGGGTGGCAATATTCTTGAAGGCTCTGCAGGTATCGGTAATATTCTTGGACTTATGCCAATGGATATAAGCGACAATAGTCATATTCAAGCTGTAGAGATAGACGGAACGTCTGGCAATATTCTTTCCTTACTATATCCTGAAGCTAATGTCAACATACAAGGCTTTGAAGAGACGCGAGTACCGAATGGAAGTGTAGATCTTGCAATTACCAATGTTCCTTTTGTTACAGGTCTTCGTGTAAACGACACGACAGGAGATGGCGACCTTTCTAAGAAGTTCCACAATATTCATGATTTCTGTATTGCTAAGAATGTACGTAAACTGCGTGAGGGTGGTATCGGTATCTTTATATCTTCAAATGGTACACTTGACAGGTCACAGAAATTGCGTGACTGGCTTGTAAGTGAAGGTAATGCAGATGTTGTTGGTGCTTTCCGATTGAATAATAAAACATTCGGTGGCACTGGTGTTACATCAGATATCATTGTTATTCGTAAGCGTGTTAATGGTCAAGTTTCGCCAAATGCAATAGATGTAAGCACTGTTACAGGTGAACGTTCGGTGGAATTTGATACTGGAGAAACAAAACGTGTTAAGGGTGTAGATATTCCAGTTGTTAAACATCTTTCGATGGATTACAATAAATACTTCATTGAACACCCAGAAATGATGGCAGGTAAGATGGAGTTCGCTTTTGAGCATGGCGACAAATATCGTGCTACCTCAAAGGGACTTTATCCTACTAATGACAAGTCGCAAGATAAGTTGTTATCAAACTTCGTTCAATCTTTTACAAAGATGAAAGATGAGGCTGTGTCAACAAAGCAAGAGGGGCAGCCAGTGAATGTGTATGAAGAGCTTGGCAGTGATATCAAAGAGGGAAGTATGCTTGTAAATAAGGATGGCCAACTCTGCGTGGCTCAACTGGGCCAAGCAGTACCACTTAATCTTAACACGAATAAAGTTAAGGGGCATACAAAAGAAGAATGCTTTAACGCTTATACTGAAATTAAGCAGGCGCTCGCTGATGTCTTGAAGTATCAGACAGAAAACGAAACCGATGAAGGCTTAAAACCATTGCTTGATAAGCTGAATAAGGCATACGACTCTTTCGTAGACACATATGGACATCTCAACAAGAATACTTCTATAGCATTTTTACGCAATGATGTCGATTATCCTAACGTATTCTCTTTAGAAAAATACGAGGAAAAGGCAGATAAAAACGGTAAGCGTGTAGAATCATTCCATAAGACAGACATTTTTAATAAGCGTGTTGTAGAGAAGAGCGTGGAACCACAGCCTAAGAATGTAAAAGATGGTATCGTGGTAAGCGTTTATAAGTTTGGGAAAATAGATATTCCATATATCAGTCATCAGCTTGGGAAGACAGAGGAAGAAATCAAGCATGAGATTATTGCAAACGGATTAGGTTTCGAGAATCCTGTAAGTAAACAGGTTGAGGTGTCATACCAATATCTTAGTGGCAACGTAAGAGAGAAGTTGAAGCAAGCTGAGGAGAATAATGAGAATGGAGAGTATAACAGTAATATCAAAGCTCTTAAAGAAGTTGTACCTAATAGCATACCTGCACATCTTATAGAGTTTAACTTAGGCTCATCATGGATTGCACCAGAACTTTATGAGGAATATGTTAAAGATAAAACGGATGTTGATGTCAAGTTTACAGCAGCAGGCGGAACATGGTTTATGAAAGAGCCGCATTGGACAGACAATGAAAAAAATCGTTCATTTGGCGTACACAGCGACTTGTTGGGTAAACATGTTATGGGACATGAACTTATAGAAGCGGCTATCCAAAATAAGACTATTACAGTCTCAACGACACGTAAACTTTATAATGGTACGACAGAAACTATTACAGACAAGGAAGCGACACAAGCGTGCTCAAGCCGTATAGACGAAATAAGACAGGAGTTTAAGGACTGGGCACGCAATAAGATGCAGAGTAATCCTGAGATGTCTGATAAGATGGAGCAGGTTTATAATGACCTTTTCAATAATTACGTACCTATAGATATACCAAGTGAATATATCCCAGAGCATTTCGGAGGTGCTACTCATAACATTACATTACGTCCACATCAAGCAAAAGCGGTTGTACGTGGAACAATGCAGCCGTTAATGCTTGCACATGAAGTAGGTACTGGTAAGACTTTTACGCTTATTTCCACAGCAATGGAAATGCGCAGACTTGGCACAGCACGTAAACCTATGATTGTTGTACAAAATGCAACAGTAGGTCAGTTTGTTGCAAGTGCGAAAGAACTATATCCAAATGCAAAGATTCTTACGCTTGAGGATAGTGACCGCAATGCAGAAGGAAGAAAGAACTTCTATGCGAAGATACGTTACAACGATTGGGATATGATTGTTGTTCCTCAATCAACCTTTGAATTTATCCCTGATAGCGAAGAGCGTCAGATGACGTTTATCCAGGATAAAATAGAAGAGAAGTTGACTGTCTTGGCAAAGATGAAAGATGCAGACAAGTCAGGTCGTAATTTAATCACTCGTCAAGCGGAGAAAGAAGTTGAGCAGCTGAAAGAAGAATTAGCAAATTTGACCAATACACTTTCAGAGAAGCGAACGGCAAAGGAAGAGAAGAAACGTGCAGTTACAAAACAGAATACGGAGGTTAAGGCTCGTGAGATGCTTGAGCGTAGAACGGATGAAACAGAGAATTTCGATGACATGGGAATTGACGCTCTGCTTATCGATGAAGCGCACGAGTATAAACATCTTGGTTTTGCTACAGCTATGCAGCGTGGTGTCAATGGTGTTGACCCTTCATATTCTAAAAAGTCACAGGGTGTTTTCTTAAAAACGCAAGCCGTGTTATCAAAGAGTCATGGACGTAACGTCATCTTTGCAACTGGTACTCCTATTAGTAATACAGCAGCAGAGATTTGGACGTTTATGCGTTATCTCATGCCTTCTGAAACTATGAAAGAGTATGGTATCTACTACTTTGACGACTTTGTGCGAAACTTTGGTAATATTCAGCAGATGCTTGAGTTTACTACCAGTGGAAAGTTTAGGGAGAATAATCGTTTTGCAGGCTATATTGATTTACCAGAGTTAGTGCGTATTTGGTCAAGTGTGTCTGACACGGTTCGAACAAAAGATGCTGGTGAAGTCAGTGATAAAATTCCTAAGATGGAAGGGGACAAGGCTCAAGACCTTTATCTACCTCAAACACCAGCACTTCGTGGTATTATGAAATATGTCAAGGCAGAACTTGAGGCATACGACAAGATGAGTGGTAAGGAGAAAAAAGAGAATTCTCATATTCCGCTTACCATGTATGGGATAGCTAAGGCAGCAGCTGTGGATGCACGATTAGTTGATGAAGCGGCAGAAGACGACCCTAATAGTAAGACCAATGAGGCTGTGCGTCAGACTTTACGCTCCCTCAAAGAAACAGCTTCTTACAATGGTACTGTAGCTTTGTTTGCAGATAATTATCAGAATAAGACGAGTGGCTTTAATCTTTACGAAGATATTAGAAGGAAACTTATAGAGGCGGGCGTTCCAGAGAAACAGATTGTTGTAATGAAGTCGGGAATGACCGTTAAGAAGAAATTAGAAATCTTCGATAAGGTCAATCGTGGAGAGGTCCGAGTAATCTTAGGAAGTACGTTTACACTCGGAACAGGTGTGAATATACAAGAACGTCTACATACACTTATACATATTGATGCGCCTAATAGACCAATGGATTATACGCAGCGTAACGGGCGTATATTACGACAAGGAAATATTCATAAGGATATGAACAAACCTGTTCGTGTGCTTCGTTTTGGTGTAGAGGATAGTCTTGATGTTACCGCTTACCAAAGACTAAAGACTAAGGGTGCTATTGCTGAAAGTATAATGAAAGGTAAACAGCTCATGGCAAACAGTATGGAGAATCGTATACTTGAAGAAGAGGAAGACGCTTTCGGAGATACTGTAGCACAGCTTTCAGGAAGCGAGTACGCTATGTTAAAGAATCAGGCAGAGAAGAATGTCCGTAAGTATGAAAGTCGCAAACGTCAGTGGGAAGCAGACCAAACCTATATTCACAATGCTAAGCCACGTCTTAATGGACTTATCAAAAATGCTCAGCTTCAAAAGGAAGAGAACGAGAAGAACCTTTCACTTGTGAATAATACCTACCCTGATGGCAAACTTAAAGCTATCATTGTTGGTAAACATAAGTATGATAGCGTGGCAGGAATGGAGGACTTCTTCAAAGACCATAACAAGAAGGTTAAAGAAGAAAGCGAAAAAGTTAAGAATGGAACCAATGCTACTTATGGCAGCACCATTAACGTTGACATTGATGGACTTGTTTTCACAATTCATACCGAGGTTTCAAAAGAAATGTCTTCTAAGGGTGTTAATCTCTTTGCTAAGTCTGTTCGTACAATGACCTATTCTCAAAAGGAACTTGGACTCAAAGATGTTCCTGTAAAGGGGGCGTTGATGCGTAATGCAATAGAGGATATTGCCGATAATATTATAACTGGTAATGATTTCAAGGAGAGAGTAGAGCGAGCAAAACAAAATATTGCACACTACCGCTCAGACTTAGAACATATCCTTTCAAGAGAAGGTAAACCTTTCGAATTCGAGAATGAACTTGAAGAAGCTAAAGCAAAGTATGTAGAGTACACAGAAGCGATGAAGAAAGAAATGGAAGAAAAGGAGAAGAAATATGCCGAGATGGATAAACACGTTGAAGCGGTCTCTTCACTTTCAGAAATTTCTGAAGACGAGGAAACTCTTATGCGTTCTGGGCAAGGTTCATTCTCTGACAACGAGCTAAGCTTTATTAATGACCCAGTTGCAAAGATGCTTGGTAAGAACAGCCGTACCGAGGAAGACCGCAAGGCTTTTGCGGAAAGGGAGCGTCAGCGCATGATAAGTCGTATAAGCGAACTTGCTGACAGGTTACACCTTAATAATATTGAAGCTGTTACAGATAGTAACGGTTTGCAGGGCAAGAAAGCTAAGGCAAAAGGATTCTATTCTAAGAGTAGTGGAAAAATTACCATCGTTATCCCTAATCATGCAAGTGTAGAAGATGTAGAGAAGACTCTGCTACATGAGGCTGTAGCGCATTATGGACTAAGGAAATTGTTTGGTGAACACTTTGAGACATTCCTTGATAACGTATATCAGAATGTAGAGCCAGAAATAAGACGCATTATAACAAGTCAAGCGGCAAATAACAACTGGGATTTCCGTACAGCAACAGAAGAGTATCTTGCAGGACTGGCAGAACGAACAGACTTCGAGAGGGTTCATTATACAATATGGAATAAGATAAAAAGTTTATTCCTAAAGATGTTGCATAGTATAGGTTTTGAGGGCTGGTCGGCTACAGAGTTAAGTGACAACGAACTTCGTTATTTGCTATGGCGCAGCTATGAAAATATGAAAGAACCAGATAGATATCGCAGCATATTAGGTGAGGCTGAAGACATAGCAAAGCAAAATGAATTAAAGGTTGGGAACTATGAGCTACAGGACACTGATTCTTCTAATGTAGCTGAACGAGGGATTCTATATAGAGAAGATGATTCTGAAGAGAAAAAGCGAGTTAATGCAAGAGAGAAGTACGAGCAGCGTGTTAATAGAGCTATGTTCCAGACGCAAGAAGCCTTACAAGATAGCATGCTTGCTCTCAAAGAGGCTATGAATGCTATTACTAAGGCAGAGGGAAAGAATGTTAACATTGAAGACATTGATGGCTATGAAAATGCCTACTTAGGCGAAAACAGATTATCATCAGTGAATAAAGCAGAGGCGGATGCTTTTGCGCATCTTTTGTTTAAGCCAATGCTTGCAGAAGTTTCTAAGATTTGCAAGAATGCACAAGAACGTACAGAACTTGTAGATTACATGATGGCAAAGCATGGTCTGGAACGTAATGCTGTCATGCGTAAGCGTGCGATAGAAGATATCCTTAATAACGAAAAGTTAAGCGATGCTCAAAAGAACGCACGTGCAGGTCTTGCAGAATATCGCGACTATGCAGGACTTACTGCATTAACAGGTAAAGATAATATAACAGAGGCAGAAGTAGATGCGGAAGTAATGGTATCAGAGTACGAGAACACCCATGACACTACCAATTTGTGGGATAAGGTAAATACAGTAAATGCAGCTATCTTGTCTAAAAGTTACGAGTGTGGGATGATGAACAAGGATACTTATGAGAAAATAAGCGATATGTACAAATACTATATTCCACTCCGTGGCTTTGATGAAACCACGAGCGAGGAAGCATATGCATACCTTTTGCATCAGAATAGCGCTTTCAATGCACCAATCAAAGTTGCTAAGGGACGCTCTTCTAAAGCAGATGACCCTTTTGCGAATATGCAAAGTATGGCCGAAAGTGCTATAACGCAGGGAAATAGAAACAAACTTGTTAAACAGCGCTTCTTTAACTTTGTACTCAATCATCCAAGCGACCTCGTTAGCATTAGTGACATGTGGTTAAAATATGATGATGTGGCAGACGAATGGAAACCTGTATTCCCTGACAACTTTGAGGAAAACGACTCCGCAGAGGATATTGAACAGAAGTTGAAAGAGTTTGAAGATAAAATGAAAAAGCTTGCTGAGCAGGCTCCTGACAAGTATAAGCATGGAAAGGAAACTGCAAATATTCCTTATAGAGTTGTCGATAGCCGTGACTTGCGTCAGCATCAAGTACTTGTTAAGCGTGGAGGAAGAGATTATGTTTTAACTCTTAATGGTAATCCACGAGCTGCTCAAGCTCTCAATGGGCAGACTAACCCAGACAATGATACATCTGGTGCTGTTGGTGCAATCCTCAAAGCTGGAGAGATGGTTAATAGACAACTAAGTGCGTTCTATACTACAAGGAATCCTGACTTCGTTGTGTCTAACTTTATTCGGGATATGCTGTATGCAAATTCAATGGTATGGGTGAAAGAAAGTCCAAACTATGCATTACGTTTCCATAGAAACATTGCACGTTGCAACCCTGCACAATTAAAACTGCTCCTTGCAAAGCATAGAAAGGGAACGCTTGATATGAATAATAAACTGGAACATATGTTCTATCAGTTTATGATGAATGGTGGCGAAACAGGCTATGCTAATGTGAGAGATATCGAGCAGCATAAGAATGATATTCGTAGAGAGTTGAAGCGTGCTAATGGTAAGTTAAGTATTACAAAGGCTTTTAATTTACTTGGAGAAAAACTTGATGAGTATAATCGTGCTGTTGAGAACTGCGCACGCTTTGCAGCTTACCTTACGTCACGTGAGATGGGTAGAATCGTAGAACGTTCTATTTACGATGCAAAAGAAATATCTGTAAACTTCAATAAGAAAGGTAGTGGTGCGAAATTTATGAACGCAGTTGGGCAGACTAAAATCGGTACTGCCAGTGCTTTTGTTTCGGGTATAGGACGCAGCGGATTTGTATTCTGGAATGCTGCAATACAAGGTACAACAAACTTTGGCAGACAGTTTAAGAAACATCCAACTAAGGCTTTTACAGCTTCAGCTATAATGTTCTTACTTGGTGCTGTAATTGCAGGCATAGGAATGGGAGACGGAGATGATGATGCAGATGCAAATAGTTATTGGAACTTGCCTGAATATGTAAGGCGTAGCAATATCTTGTTTAAGATAGGAGACCAATGGGTATCTATACCATTGCCTGTAGAGTATCGTGCAATCTATGGCATGGGTGAACTTATGGTAAGTGCTATGAGTGGAAAGGAACATTTCACAGGCTCAGAGTTAGGTAAGGCGATAGCAGGACAAGCAACTCAGGTTCTTCCTATTGACTTCTTAGAAGGTGGAGGCGGTGTTAAGGCATTTGTGCCAAGTGCTGTTAAACCATTTGCAGAAGTCTATAGCAATAAGGGTTGGACAGGTATGCCTATCTATAAAGACACTCCTTATAATAAGTACATGCCAGAGTGGACAAAAGCATACAAGAGCGCTAACAAATATCTTGTTGGAATAGCTAAGACGCTTAATGGGGCTACAGGAGGAGACGCTTACACTAAGGGGTCTATTGATATCAATCCAGCGCAGATAGAATATCTCCTTAATGGATATTTTGGTGGTGTTTCTGGCACTATAGATAAACTTTCTAAGAGCGCAGAGACTATAGCCGGGGATAGGGAGTATGACCCACGCGATTTCTTACTTCTCAATCGAATCTTAAAGAATGGAGATGAGCGCACAGAGGCACGTGCAATCAACAATGAGTATATGCGTGTTAAAGAAGAGCATGATGTCTTAAAGGCAAGAATGAAGCATTATGAGAATGATACCGACAAAGGCCTCTTTGATTATGCTGATAAGATTGATTTTCTATATAATTCTCCAGAGTTTGCTCGTTATGAGATTTTCGAAGACTATAGCAAGGATATTGATGCCCTCTATAAAGAGTTGAAAGAAGCTAATGATGGAGCAGAACATCTCTCAATTGAGAAAGAGCTTACAGAACTAAAAAAAGAGATGATTGAAGAAATGAACAAGACACGTAAATAGTTAAACTTATGATAGTGTAAGCATTGCTTATCTTTGCCTACACTATTAAATTGGATTTCAATATGCATACTGTTACAAATAAAAAGGAGAAGCTGATACCGATGAGCCGTATTACTCCAAATACAAAAAATGGGGAAATGGATACGGTTGCTTTTCGTGCAAACAATTTTGAGAGGCGTAGGGCTTTTGACGTGCTGATAGAAGCTCAACACTATTGGAACGAAATGGATCAGTTCCGAAAAGATAGACAGAGGAACAAGAGATACACCTACGGAGACCAATGGGACGATAAGATTTGCGTCGATGGCAAAACGATGACAGAGGAAGAGTATATCAAGCAGCAAGGTAACGTTCCGCTAAAGAACAATCTTATCAGAAGGCTTGTTCGTAATGTACTTGGTGTATATCGTTCACAATCGAAAGAGCCTACATGTGTAGCACGAGATAGAGATGAACAAAAACTTGGAGAAACAATGTCTACCATTCTGCAATGTAATATGCAGCTTAACAGAATGAGCGAGGTATATGCACGTACAATGGAAGAGTTTTTGATATCAGGTTTTATTGTACATCGCAAAAGTTATGGATGGCGTAACGGTAAGGAAGATTGCTGGACGGATTATGTTCAACCCAATAACTTCTTTATCGATAACAATATGCGTGATTTTCGTGGTTGGGATGTTGGTTGCTTGGGAGAGGTGCACGATATTAGCTTTGGACAACTCTGTGAACAGTTTGCTGAAACTCCAGAAGATTATCGTAAACTAAAGGAGATTTATAAATGGGCAGATGATAAAGAATATATAGCAAGCTACGCAGAGAAGTTTGGCTATAGTAGACTTGACAATTTTGATTTCCTCTTCACAAGTGAGCCTGGAAGATGTCGTGTTATAGAAGTTTGGCGCAAGGAACAGAAGCCGCGCTATCGTTGCCACGACTATCTTAATGGCGATATTTACAAAATAGATGAAGAAGATTATTACAAGGATGTCGTTTCGGTAAATGAGCAGCGTATGCAAATGGCAGAGGCTTCAGGAATGCCAGCAGAAGAAGTCCCACTTATCAAAGCTACTTGGTTCATGGATGATTATTGGTACTTCTATTATCTTTCCCCATTTGGACATATCCTTAAAGAAGGAGAGACTCCTTTTGAACACGGAAGTCACCCTTATATCTTCAAAGCTTATCCATTCATAGATGGTGAGATTCATTCGTTTGTTAGTGACGTAATAGACCAGCAGAGGTATACTAACCGACTCATTACGCTATATGATTGGATAATGAGAGCGAGTGCTAAGGGCGTTTTGTTGATGCCAGAAGATTGTTTACCTGATGGTGTTAGCATGGAAGATATTGCTGAAAGTTGGGCGGAGTTTAACGGAGTCATTGTGTTTAAACCATCTAAGACAGGACAAATGCCACATCAAGTAGCGAATAACTCTACTAATATTGGCATTACTGAATTACTCAATTTACAGCTTAAGTTCTTTGAGGACATATCAGGTGTGAATGGAGCTATACAGGGTAAGCCTGGTTTCTCTGGACAAAGTGCATCAATGTATAATCAGCAAGTTCAGAACTCTACAATGTCATTGCTTGATATGTTAGAGTGTTTTTCCTATTTTGTTATAGATGGAGCTTACAAGGATGTAAAGAATATACAGCAATTCTATGATGGGAAACGTGTGTTTAATATTGCAGGAAAAAGTGGAGCACAAATTGAATACGACCCAAAGAAAATTAGAGATGTTGAATTTGACTTGTCTATCACCGAAAGTACAACAACACCAGCATATCGTCAACTTGCTAATGATGTCCTTATGCAACTATGGCAAGCTCAAGCTATCAGTGTAGAACAACTGCTTGAACATGGAGACTTCCCATTTGCAGATGATCTACTGCAAAGCCTACAATCTCAAAAAGAACAGATGCAGCAAGGACAGTTACCTCAAGGTGTTTCACCGCAGATTATACAAAAAGCGCAACAAGGAGCTAATATGCAAGCTGTAGACCAGCTATATCAAGCGTTACAAGCTGCATAACAAAAGGCGTAGGATTTCCCTACGCCTTTTGTTTTACTTTTTCTTGTTCACGTTCGTTTGAATATTCTCTACCGCTAAAGGGTCATTGGTAAGAGTTGCAATGCCTTCAAGACTTTGTTTTATGTTGTATCTTCCCATTGCACCAAGAGTAATACTGCTGTTTCTTCAATTCAATAACAGAGGCTGGCATCTCAGCTGTCCCATTTCTATATGGGGTTGCATAAAAGCACTCTCTTTCAAGGTCAGCAACAAAAGCCTTATTGGTGATATAGCCTTTGTGTTTTAGCCGACGGAAGTTAAATCTATCCATGACAAGGAGTGCTCTCTTTGTACCTGAAGCAGGCATGACATAATAACGTTCACCAGTTCTCTCATGTGCCTCATTTGCCTTTCTTACCGCTTCACGATAGCGTAGGTAAGCTTTCAACTTTTTAAAAACATTCATCATCTTATTATATATTAAATTAAACTTATATTGTTGCAGCTGATACTGCTTTCTTCTTTTTGGGGATACGCATCTTGACACGTAGCACAATAGTTGGTATGGGCATTTCAAAGAAGCAAATGTGAAGCCCAATAGCACGTGTCATTAACAAATCATCATGCTTTCCTATAATAGCTCCAAAGGCTCCATTCTGTTTTTTTTCATAAACCACATATTCATCTAAACAGCGCTCGTCACGTTCTATGTATAAATGTTCACGTACAACCTTAATCAAAGTTGATATAATCATTGGCTTAGTTGCAATGTTGGTGTGAAAACCATACTTACGAGGTAGACCTTCCCTAATCTCGTCTTCTGTCTGTTTACGTGCATATAGATTTGGATAGACATCTTTAATCTGATTAAGAATAAAGTGTGATAAATCTCCGTCCACTTGTCTTTCCTTGTCATGTGTCTCAAGTGTATTACTCTCGATAACAAGTAATGAGTTATCATAGAATGCTGCTATTTGTGCAGCTTTCCAAGCAAGTATATCCATATCAATATGTCCGTACCATTGTGCAACAACTTCAGGTCTATCTCCGTCTATCATAAACAGACGGTCGATTACTAATATAACAGACCAGTCGGCTTTTTTCGAACGCCCACCAATATCAACTATTGTAAGATATCTATTTGTAACAACCTCTTTGTCATCAATCTCTGGCAAATCCCAAATCCATAGTAAACCTTGCGTGTCTTCTGCAAAGCGAAGATTTTTAAGTGCATCTTTACCAGAGTCACCATCTGCATAAACATCTCCAATATACTTAGGCGGTTTGCATGACGCTCTGAACTCATCAACTTTATACTTATCGAAGACACGTTCACCCGAATGTACAAAAGCCTCAACATCATCAGATGGATATTCTGATGCCATTGGAGCATGTTCGTTATACTTAGCACGCTCTTGCACATACCAATTGATTGCTTCTAATGTTGCGCCCTGTTCCCATAGCCACCATAGATACTTACCGCTCTCGGCACGAGTTGACAGGATATTACTATTATTGCGGTTCTTCCATAACCATACGGCAAAGTCTGCCTTTTCTTCTTCATTCTCAAAAGATAGCGAGTACTGTTCGATGTCAAACCAAGAAACGAACATTGCTTCAAACTGTGAAGTACCATGTTTTGCCGCATCATATTCTCGCTGAAAGAAGTTTCCAGTACCATTCGCCGTACTCTCATATACAATCATTGTATACGGCTTCAGTAAGATTCCAGAGCAAGCTGAGCGCACAATATCCTCAGGCTTCTTACCATCCGTCGTCTTCCATAGTCCTACCTCGGAAAGATGTACAAGGTTGTAATCTCCACCACGGCAAGAGTCAGGACGTTCCGCTGTTCCAATTTTTATTTTACAGTTACGTTGTGGTACACGATGAATAGAACCAGAGTGTCCTACACCTACTAACTTAGATTCATTTTCATTGTAGGTTTCACCCAGTTTATAAAGCATAGTTATAGGATAAGCTTTAATCATACGGTCAAACATATCCTTGATTTCATCAGAACCAGCACCTTGGTGAGCGATGATTAGCGAGTTAAGACCTACCTTGTGAATGAGCTGAAGCCATGCCATATATAGCTGAGAAGTTGTAGAACCTCCCCATTGTCGTGCCTTTAGTAGAACTATTCGTATAGGCTTGTTGGCTTTGCGCAACTTTTCAAGTCGCTCTACAAACTTCCTTTGAGGTCGTGTGAGTCGAAATAACACATCGTCTCCACCACCTTTGTTTTTGATGTAAACATACAATGCTGCCCAAAAAGCAAAGTCATAGCGGCACCTTAATCGTACAAATTGCTCTATAACTTTAAGACGATCTTCCTCAGAATATTCTACTTCTAATTCTTCTGTTAGGAATTTTATTATACTTCCACAGCTTATTAGCAGTTTTACCAATGGAATGCTAAGCATTTCAACAGGAATATACTGTGTTTCTAATGGGAAACCATCTATATGTACTTCAACACGTTCTCCAATAGACCCTATACCGCTGATAGGGTCAAACTTTTGGTAAACGTCAGCATTACGTTTATCATTCTCTTTTAATATGTTGATTACTTCTTTCTGCATATTACAATCGGATAGTTAAGAAGAGATGATAATATACCACATAAATAACAATACAGATGGAGCCATCCATTTGTGTATGGGAATACAAAGCCGATAATAAGATAGAACACCATCCATGCTTGATAGTACAATTTCCTACGTACTTCTAACGAAATAGAACCGAAGAGAAAAAACACAATCCCAGATAGTCCAACAGTTGGTAACGCAGAAATAGGTAAGACTTGAGAAAGTGTTTCTATTGGGAATGTTACGGCAACAATATAAGCAAGTATTAGCCTTTGCAATCTGATATTGTAGATAAAAACTAAACTGATAAGACACCAAGCGTTAAGGGTAGCATGTATGATACCCGAATGAAAGAAAGGGTAGAGACCTCTTCCTACCCACGAACCTCCTGCGTAGATGCCGACTTTGTGCAAGTCAGAAAGCTTTAATAAGGATAGAGCTATTACTATTACTGCTAAAAGCAATGACGTAACCTTTTCTTTCTTTCTTCGTATCTTTTCTTTCTCTCTTTGCATATCATAATTCTAATACTGCCAGCACTTAAATAGAATTTAGGAGCAGGCTGTGCTACAACTATCTCACAACACTTGTTTATCGACCAATGAGGGTTCTTTGTTTTAAGTTCAACAACACGTTTGTGTATTTCATGAAACATCTCACGTTTTAAAGGGCGCATCTTATAATAAGGGTGTTTACCTTTTATTATAGCCATTACTATTTTGCTTGCCCAAATTTCTGATACCCAAAATCTCCGAGAAGGCATATTGGATATCTGTTCGCAAATGTGTGGAATACTGATATATTCGCATGACGATATATGCTCATTATATAGTCGCATTATATCGTTCATGCGCTCTTCAGCATACTCCATAGTGGAACCTCGATGTTTCATAACGGTTTTATCTATGTTCCAAAGTTATAAAAAAGAACGTAAAAACTTAAACGATTTATATAATAATTGTATCCTATTTTTGCATTAAAACAACCATCATAAATTTAGAGATATAAGATTATGGCTGAAAATCCAACAGTTAAGAGTAATCGTGATAAGTTTAGAGAAAGGATGAGCAAGAAGTATCCTGATCATAACTTTGATGACGAAGAGGCTTTATATGGTCAAATCGGGGATGACTACGATGGATACGAAAAGGAAATTAATGGCTATAAGGAGCGTGAAAAGGCTTTCTCAGATCTTTTTACAAGTGATCCTCGCAGTGCTTCTTTCCTCACCAACTGGTGTAAAGGTGGCAACCCTGCCATAGAATTGGTACGTATGTTCGGAGACGACTTTGTAGAAGAGTTGAAAGACCCTGATAAGCAGGAAGAACTTGCTAAAGCAAGTCAAGAGTATGCAGAACGTGTTGCCAAAGAGAAAGACTTTGAAGAGCAGTATCAAAAAAATATTTCTGAGACGCTTTCCACGATTAAGGCGATTCAAGATGAAAAGGGATGGAGTGACGAGCAGGTCGACGAAGTAATGGAGTTCCTTGTAAACATCATGAAAGATGGAATTCTTGGTAAGTTCTCACGTGAGAGTATTGAAATGGCTTCTAAAGCTATCAATCACGATGCTAACGTTGAGGAAGCTGCACATGAAGGCGAAGTTCGAGGACGTAATGCAAAGATTGATGAAAAGCTTCGTAAAAAGACCCGCAATGATGGCACTGCTAACCTTAGTGGTAAGAACGGAGGTAGCGGCTCTAAACGACAAATGCCAGACCTTGGTGCTATTAGTCGCTACGACGGAGCTCAGTCTATTTGGGAGCGAGGTGGCGAAAAACGTACAGCCTACAAATAAGTACAAATTTTACTATTAATAATTCAAAACAAAAGGAAGAATGAAGAAAATTAAGAAAAGTTCGAGTTTTCTCTATCGCATTATGCTAACATTGTTGGCTATTGTGATGGGAGCGTCAAACGGCGTGCTGATGGCTAACGCCTCCGCACTTCCAGATGCAGGAAAAACAAATGCAGGCGCAGAGGGCACTGGTGGCACTGATGGTATTGCGACAGAAACGCAGGGACGTACAGATGGTGACGAAAACTTCTACATGAGCGACGTAGACCAGCGTATCGTTAAGATTCGTCCTATGGCTACGCCAGTGGACCAGATTAGTCGCTATGCTAAATCAAGTTCTTGTGACTCATTTGAGGTGAAGTATTATTCTGTTGGAACACGTGAGATTAAGTGTACTACTACAAAGAAGGTTGAGGCTATGACCAGTGGTGCCAGCACGTCACTTCCTGTGAGCGACACCAATATGTTTACACTTGACGATACTATTCGTGTAGTTGGCGTTAAGGGTGTAACAGACCCTAATACTGGCAAGGCATATACTGGTAGTAATATTCCTGACCTTGTGCTGTGTGTATGTGGTAAGGATGCTTCAACAAACGTCCCTACAGTATATGCTGTTAATGGCTCTATGGATAACACCTCTAAGCAGCCAATCTTTGTTCCAGAGATAAAGAGTGGAGCTACGCTTGTTAGAATGGGTAAGGCTTGTGGAGAGTTGGATGTTCAGACTGGACGTTTCAATAATATTCCAATGCCAGAGACCCAGTACTGTCAGAATTTCATGATTCAAGTAGAACAGTCAACCTTTGATAAGATTGCTTCAAAGGAGGTGAACTGGAACTTCTCTGATTTGGAAGAGGATGGTATCTACGACATGCGCCTTGCAATGGAGAACACTTACCTGTTTGGTGTTAAGAATGTTATCAAGCATATCGCAAAGGAAGGTATGAATACTTGGTTCACTGGTGGTATTTGGTGGATGGCAGGAAAGGATATCGAGGTTGGAAAGTGGGATGCGGCAAAGAATTGTGCTGTTATTTCAGATGAAGACCTTGTTGATATCACCAAGGATTTGTTTGTTGGTACTGGTATTGGAAATAAGCGTAAGATTCTTCTCTGTGGCTCAGACATGCTTTCTGCATTCTCTAAGATTAAGAGTGACAAGTTCCGTCTGAAGGACACCGTTGAAGTTTGGAACTTGAAGTTTAAGTCATGGGATACAGACTTTGGCGAGGTGCTCACGGTTCATCATGAGTTGTTTGATGTTAACGGTATGAGTGATTGTGGCTTCGCTCTTGATCCAGAATATTTGTCTAAGAAAACACACGTATCTTGGGCTCGTAATATTCTTGACTTAAAGAAAGCCGGTATTCGTAACACCGATGCTGTAGTTATTCAGGAAGTTAGTTGTCTGTACTTGCGCTATGCTAAAGCACATGCACGTATGAAACTTGCACACGCCTAACAGCAAATAATAATTAATAACACTAAGGGGTGGGATTCTCGTACATCCCATCCCTTTTTATTTATAAAGACATGACAAAGCATTATATATCAGATTCGCATATCGCAATTAACGTTACTCTTGATGGTGGAGAAAGCATGCATCTATCCTTTATTGCATTATCAAATGGTGGCAGCGTCTTTTCAACTGATAGTGAAGAATTACAGAATGCTATCGAACGACACTATCGTTTCGGAGATTTATTTTCACTTGACCATACTGAGGAACCTGAGAATACATCAGAAACAGGTACTGATGGTGAAGAGTATACCTCCATAGGAGAGAGAGAGGACGGCAATATTCAGAAAATTGCTGTGAATGACTTGGGAGAAGCTAAGAACTACCTTGCAGACACATTGGGTATTAGTCGTACGTCACTTCGTAGCCTTAAGACTATCCTCGAAGTTGCAAAGGCTAATAACATTGAATTCGAGGGTTTGGATAAGTAACAGTTCTATACAATGAAAGTATATCGTCTTGATGAAATAGCAAAAGACGTTCGCATAGCAATAGACCAAAATATGTCCAGTGAAACACTGATAGGCTTTGATGATGTGGACACTCTTTCCTTAAACGATATTATCAAGTCAAAGGTTACAGATGCTGTAAAAAGAATACATAGTACGGCTCCTGCATACCTACTTGACGGAGGTAACAACTTTGGAGACGCCATCTACTGGAAAGAACTTGAAAGCGGTTGGTGTTTGCTTCCTGAGAACTTCATGCGTCTTGTAGTATTCCAAATGGATGACTGGGAGCGTGCTGTATATAATGCTATCAGTGAGGACGATGCAGAATACAAAAAGCAAAGTAGCCGCTTTAAGGGCATACGTGGTACTCCTCAGAAGCCTGTATGTGCAATAGCTATTCGCCCAGAGGGTAGAGCTTTGGAATTTTATTCTTGTAAGAGTGAGGATGCTATGGTAAGTAGAGCTGTCTATCTTCCTTATCCAGTAATAGATGAAGATGATGGTATCGAGATTTGCGAACGCTGCTACCAAGCTGTAGTTTACACTATAGCATCATTAGTATTAACAACTTATGGCAATGCTGATTTAAGCAAGGCGTTGTCAGATTTAGCAAAATCAGCATTAATATGAGTTCTGTAAAGACAACGCAATTAGACGGTGACGTATCAGTAGGTCGTAATACTTCCATAGGTGGCAATGCTACTGTTCAAGGAAATACTCATATAAAAGGCAATTGTAAAGTAGATGGTTGGCTTGAGGCTAAGAATGTCAAGTCAGCCAACAAGGGTCTTTTTACTACTGTCGAGAAACTTCGTGAGGCATACCCACGTCCACATGACGGCTGGTGGGCTATTGTTGGACGTAGCTTGCCAAGTCCTATTTATGTAGCTGATGGTGGTGCATGGGTAGCAACAGGAGAGAATGGCGGAAACCCTACAGTGGATAGTGAGCAATATAATAGCAACATATCTGAATTGCAGGGTGACCTTAACGCTACGAAGACAGATGTTAAGGGTATCAAAGATGATGTAAAGGCACTCAAAACACAAGTAACGACACAAGGCGATAGTGTGAACCAAACTCGCACAGCCGTTGAGACAGCACAGCAGACTGCCGAAAATGCTAAGAAAGCTGCATCTGATGTAAATGCTGAATTAACCACTATAAAAGACTCGAAAGGCAAGGCAAATGGTATTGCTCCTTTAGATGAAGATGGCAAAGTACCAGCTGTTCACTTGCCAAGTTATGTTGATGATGTCATAGAGTTTGATGGTTGCATGGATAGCTTGACAGCACAGCAGCAAGCTACAGAGAAGTCATCAAAAGACGAACATGCTAAGGTTATCTATAACAGAGCTAAGAATAAGTTTGTATTAGCAGTAACATCGGACGAAGATAGTACAACCACATATTATGCTGATTGGTCTGATGCGGACAATTACGGTACTGATTCTAAAGATGGTCGCACCCCTGCAAGTGGTAAGGTATATATTGATTCTTCTGACAATATTACCTATAGGTGGAGTGGGACGAAATTAGCCCCTATTGGTTCAGACCTTGCATTGGGCTATACAGCTGGGACAGCATTTCCTGGTAATGAAGGTGCAGAACTAAAACAGAACCTTGCCAATTCGCAAAGAGATATTGAAGCATTGCAGGACGATGAGAAGGCAGCCGTTGCTCGTGGCGTTGTGAATGTCAACAAGCTATTAGGTATGGAGAATAGAGACATGACTTTCTCTGTTGCTTTGGAAAAGATTAGCGAGTACAAGGGCAAGGAGAAGATAATGATTCCTGGTATCGTCCTTACATTCAACACACCTAATAATGGTTGGGTATCTAAGCAGTGGGTCAATACAGAGAGTTGGAACAAAGAGGGTAACTGGAAAGATTTTGGCGCAAACGGCACGAATATAGGAAACACCCTCAACGTCAATACGCTTTGCCCAGACGTTGAGTATACATTGAGTACAGCTATTAAGGCAGTCCAAGATTTGGAACAAGCAAGCGGTTTTACCTATTTCAGAAGCGGAGCAGTACTTACTTTCAAGACGGCCGAGAAAGATAGCAATGGAGCACACGTATGGGCAACATTCCAATTTACTCGTGAAGTACCAGACATCAATCCAGCAGACTTGAAGCCATGGGTTGCCTTTGGAGGTGGAGGCACAGCAAAGGTGGAGTTAACAGGCACACCAAGGAACAATGAAGAGAAAGCCTTTTCAAGTGCAGGTGCGTACAAGCACATCCCAACCAATCTAAAGGTTAACACAGAAACAGAGGGTGTTGTAAAACTACAGATGACGAATGAAGCAGGAGAAAGTATAGGTGACGAGCAGCAGTTCGTTGTCGGTACTGGCTCTTCTGTTGGTGGTACAACCATAGCTATTGCATTCAAAGAGAATCCTTTGTATGGTAAAGCTGGTGGATTATTCAACGTACATGCTTCTATCTTGAGTATCACAAAGGCAGGAAATCAAGAAACAAGTAATAGTATTACAAACGTACAGTTTGTAGATCGTACCACAAAGAAAGTCGTTGCAACATTCGACACAAAGAAACCATCATCTTCAACCTTGGAAGATTATAGCTTTGTCTTTGATTTGAGTCCACTCTATGTAAATGCAGGACAAGGCAGCTTGCAGATGGTAGTTGTAGACGATAGTGGTAATACTGCAAGCAAGAACCTATCTGTAGTAGCCGTAGATGTAACTTGCGTGAGTGTGCAGACCCTACACTACACCAAAGACACAAGCCTTGAAGTGGGAGGAAACGCAAAGAACATCTTGATGTATTCTTTCCCAAAGAATAGTAGCGATAAAGGTATCCGTACCACAATTGAATTATTCAGAGACGGCACGTGGCAGCCGTTAGAGACTACTGTTATTACAGATACGTATTCACACTCTGTAAGAATAGACCCGACAGGATTAGCGCATGGTGCTTATCCTATTCGCATACAAGGTCAAGATGTTGCGTCTGGTGTGAAAGGTAATATCTTGCATACTGCCGTTATGGTCATTCAGCAGGATAGTAGCCTTGATGACTACGACAAGCCTATTGTAGTGGCACGTTGGAGTGATGACAGTGAGGGGAAGAAGAAACTATATGCTACAGTCATTTTTGATGTGGCAGTTTATCAGCGTAGCACATCACGTCCAGAGGCTGTTATTTCACTTACCAACGAGACAACAAGCAAGACAGAGATAATCACACGACAGGTGATGGCTCGTGATACTACACAGGTGATAAACAGACGTCTTATCGGCTACCACGACGGAGACAACCTACTCTTTAGTGTTAATAGCGGTGATTCCACATTAAAAGAATCGTATAAGGTTACTATTAGTGGTACGTTACTTCCTATCAGTGAAACCGAAGGTGCTGTACTTAAATTCAGTATGGCAGAGCGTAGTAATGCTGATAGTGATAAAACGATAAAGACGGTCACATCAGATGGACTGCCTGTAAGTATTAATGTAAATGGTGCAAACTACACAACTAATGGCTTTGTAAAAGATAGCTTCGGTACAAGCGATTATGGTACAGCTGGTGACAAAGGACGTATGGCATTACGTATTGCAGAAGATGTAACAGCAGAGTGTACTTATCAACCTTTTGCTTCGAACGCTATCGAAACGAATGGCTTGGCATTCTCATTCACCGTCATGACCAAGAATGTTGCAGACCGCAATGCACACCTTATTAAATGTATGGGTGAGAAGTTGGGCTTTGTTCTGACAGGAGAAGAACTCATCGTAGCGACTAATGGCTCTCTTACAGATGCGGCAACAACAGCACTTGTGCCATACGTCAATGATAAGCCAACACGCTTCGATATTGTGTTTGAACCATCTACGATTGCACCATACGGAGGTATTGGTGTTATTAAGGTGTTCTTAAATGGTGATGAGGCTGGTGCTGTCGCATATAAAGCTGGTGAGTTAGCAAATCATAGCTCAACTATTCATTTCGATGGACACAAAGCAGATGTGTACCTCTACGAGTTGACAGCATGGAATACTTACTACAACTATATTCAAGCATGCTATAACTATCTTGTTGGCTTGACAGATACCACAGCGATGATTGGAGAGTATGAGCAGAACAATGTTATGGCAAGTATTACCGCAGAGGGAACGACCAAAGACCGTCCAACGATGCAGAAATGTCTTGACGCAGGTCTGATGGTATGTGCTATCTGTAAGAATCCAGATGCAGAAGATATTGCAGCAAACTATCCTGACTATCTTGAAACGAAAGATGGAGACAAGAAAACAAAACAGATAGTTGACTGGTATTGCTACTTCCCAGACCGCCCTTGGCAGAACTGCAAGATAATCGGTATCACGCAGACCAATCAAGGCACAACATCATCATGGCGACCTATTAAGAATAAGAAAGGTAAGATGAAGATAGCCATTGTCACCTTATTGCATACACGTGAAGAAATTCAGACTATGTTCCCTGGCAATGCTGATGCACTTAGCAAGTATGATAAGTGTGTGAAAATGGCTGCTAAGAACCGCATACAAGTTGTGGAGGGTGGAAACTTTACTAACATCATCTGTATTAAGGTGGACTATTCCGATAGTTGCGGTGCACACAACGGTGCTATGATGGAATTGATGAACGAGACTCAAATAGCACTGGGTGAAAAGTACATGACACCAGCACAGGTGTACAATGAGGGTGAGTATGAGATACACACCAGCATTGATAGCGTTCCATGCGCTTTGTTCCGCACCGATAGCCGAATGAACCACAGCGATGCCGAGAACCCTACCAAGGCGTATTTCCATGCTAAGGCAAACTTCAATGCCGATAAAGGTGATGCCGACTTCTTTGGCTTCAAGGGGGTAAACGGATATAGTAAGAAGTGCCTCAACTATGGTGACTTTATAGAACTCGTAGCAGCACAGAATCAAGCACTAACAGCTTTTAAGTCGCAAGTGTTAGCAGACACTACCCAATTAATTGCAGGAAATATCTATGTTCTTAGTGAGTATTGTGGTAATAAGCATTTTGTAATAGAGAATGACGGTAAGGGTGCTATGCGAGAGGTACAGGCTGTAGAAAAGCCTGTTGCAGTCGACAAAACGCTTGCAGAAGTCCTTGCAGATGATGTTAAGAACTACACTTGGCAGAATGTGTACAAGACCAGTGATGACCACTATGTACAGTATCAAGGTGGCAACTGGATAGACACTACTGGCAGTATGACCTTTAACAAGGCTACTAAGAAATGGAGTGTTATAGGACGAGTTGTAAATCCAACAGAGTGCTACGAATACTTAAAGTATGATAGCCTATGTTGGGGTCAGGGCGTGAACAGTCTTGATGACATGATGCGTATTGACCCTGCAACAGGAGCACCCATCTGGATGAGTTATTATGAAACTCGATATCCTGATGATGACAATCTTGAAGAGTTTTACAAAGCCGGCAAGAAGGTCCCTTATAACCTTTACAAGTGGCTTGTGTTCTCACAGCAATGTAACCAACATCAGACAGAAGCAAATGGGAACATTACACTTGGTGGTGTGTCAGTACCAGGAACAAAGGAAAATCGACTAAAGAAATGGCAGCAAGAAGTACATAAGTACGCCAATCCATATTCATTGTGTTGCTACACAATTGCGTCCGATTACAAGGCAGCAGTAGACCAGCGTAGTAAGAATATGATGATTGCCTTCTATTTGGAGCCAGATGGAACGATACGAGCCTACTTTAATCATTGGTACGATGGAGACTGTGTAGATCGTAGCGATAATGATTGTGGCCTTACAATTCCTTGGGATATGGATGCCGTTACTTCACATCTATATCAAGGTTGGGATAGTGTAACATTCGTACAGACGTATGCAGCACCAAACTTATGGATAGACGATAGTGGTACAACAACCATTACACTACATGAAGTAGCAGCTGCTATGCGTAAGACAGAGCGCAATAGTAGAAAAGTGTTCAGTGCTGATGGCTGCTATTACTATTGGATTACAAAGCGTTTGTCACGTTGGGCAAAGGTTATCAGTTCTTTCGATGGTGAACGTAAGTATATTCAGAACTCTACAGCAGCAGCCAACTACTTCTATGCACTTCACGGTTTGCGTTTAGAGGACTTACCTGACTACCAGCGTAAACGCTTTAAGCTGCGTGACGGCTATTATCAAGTAGGCGACTTATATACTGCACCATTCAAAGCACGTATGATGGGAGAAATCTCAATCAAGATAACAGCAGCGCAAGATGGCTTCTTTGGATTAGGTGAAGACCGTGCGGATACGGTTACAGATAGCTGTTACCTAAGAGCAGGTGAGACTTACACCTTAAGAGCCAACGCAGCACAGGAGAGTGGCAAGATGGTGTATGTGTTTGGTGCAGACAAATTGTCGGTGCTTGATATTTCGGCTTGCACACCAAAGCAAGAGGGTTTCGACATCAGTACTTGCACACTATTGGAAGAATTGATTGTTGGCGGAGAAAGCTATACGCCTGCCTACACAACAGGCGTTCTGACTTCTCTCAATCTTCCTGCAATGCCATTCTTAAAGAAGATTGACATACAACACACCAAGGTGCTTAGTGTGCGAGCAGAAAACTGCCCACGCTTAAAGACATTCCTTGCTAAGGGTAGTACATTGCGTACATTTACTCCAGCTGAGGCTTGTCCTTTAGAAGTAGCACAGTTCCCTGCAAGTATGACAGACATTGTGTTTGTAGGTATGCCAAAAGTTACTTATCCTAATGGAGGCTTGACCTACGAGGGCTTGAGTAATGTAAGTAGCGTGCGTATACACAGATGTTCGAATATAGACCCAGTAAGAATATTAGAAGATGCTGTTGCTGCCGGTGCTACGATTAGTACCATTTTGATAAAAGACGTTGATTGTTCTAAGAAAGATACCGCACTATCTGCAATGAAAGAAATGGGTACACGTGGTATTAACTCGGAACACACTAACATCTGCGATGGTCTAAGTGGAACATGGACGCTTACGAAGTATGTTGAAGATAGCAAGCTTGCAGCTTTGAAAGAGTATTATCCAAACTTGACAATACATCAGTCGCAATACTCACTGATAGTCTTTGACGATACTGTTGATGACCCTGCTAATATCAGTAACCTCGACAATGAGACAGGTCAGATGTTTTCTAATGACTTTGTGCCAAGCGCACATGTAGCCAAGATTAGACAGCAGCTTATACCAGTTAAGGGAAAACTCAACACGGAAAGAAACGTGTGGGAGGGCGTTAAGGTTTCAGAAACGAATTATCACAACCTTGCTAACGGAGTTGAATTTGACTATACCGATAAGGCTGCCGACGGCTTTGACGTGATGATGCGTTGTCCTGCAATGTGGTACAAAGGTATCAATGACTTCAAGAATCAGAAGAAATATATTGCATGGAGTAGTCTGACAACGGAGCCATTATCTACTGCTAAGCGTGTCACACGAAAGAAGCTGAAAGATATCCTGCTGAAAGCTAATACTGGCGTGATGTCTGAAAAAATCAGATTAAACGAAAGTACCTTGGATAGTGCTGGTATCCTTGCTGAGGTGTCAAATGTAGATGTTTACAAGATTGATGTTGCAGGAATGAAGCAGGTCAGATGGCCAGGTATGAATAATGCCACAGTAGGAGCATGTTTTCTGAATGCAGCAGGCACTATCATATCGAAGTACAATCTTGCAATAGGCAATACCGCCTTTGACTTCATCGATGGAGACTACGTCTTTATAGATGTGCCACAAGGCGCTAATGAGTTTGTATTCTCGTCAAGTAATGTAAACGCTGAATTAGAGGCTATTGCAGTAGACAGTGCAGAGATAGAAGCCGTTGAGCCTGATTGGGTACGCAATGAGCCATGGTTATTGGGTGTCTATCAAGCATCAGTAGATAGTCTACTTAGACTGCGTTCTGTATCTGGAGCAACAGTGCAGAGAGGTAGTAATAATAACCGTACATCTTCTGAATGGCTATACGACGAGGAGGGTTATGCAACTAACACACCTGTACGCAAGATGGAGTTTACCTATAAAGACTTCCAAAATCTTGCACACCGCAGAGGTAATGGCTATCAGATGATAGACTATGATATGTCTAAGCTGATGGCTGTTCTCTGGTTCTCATTGTCAGGAACACGTGATTCACAGTTGATTTGTGGTTATGGCTATGGTAGTAGTGATGTTACAGGCTATCGTGATGATATTGGCAACTCTGATAGTAGACGTGAAGATAATAGAGGAACAAAGTGCTTAGGTTTTGAGAGTTTCTTTGGTGTTTATTATGAGTGGGAAGATAATGTTGCCGTGAATATACCGTCTTATCGTCAATATATGAAAGACAAGACGGTAGAGGTTAACACTTATCCGACAGACGCTGTATGGCATATCTATGACCCAATCAGCAAGACAGAACGACTTGTGCAAGGGACTAAAGACAGCAGTTACTGTATAGCACGTGTAAGACATGGACGCTATTGTGACATTATCGCTTCAAGAGTAAGCTCTGATGATAGCAGATGGGCATCCAACTATGCCGATGGACAATGGTATAATCATGCAAGAAGCCGTGTTGTCGGGCGTTCGTGTCGCGGTGCGTCGGCGGATGGCGGTCTCGTCTTTGCGGATGCGCTAACCACATCATCGCGGTCGAGTTCGAGCGTCTGTTCTCGGCTTGCCTTCCGTGGAAAAGTTGAGATAAGCGAATAAAGCGCTCACTATGGTGTCAGCATCGTGACACTATAATGACAGCGTTGTTACACCATAGTAAAAAACTATCACATCAATAGCAAGAGAAAAAGCCACGAGGACAATCCTCTGGCGTTATGTATAATCCTTTAATTTCAATTTATTATGGAAAAGAATTTAAGTTTTCTTCTAAAAGAACAGAAAATGATGGTCGGACCAATGAAGGGTAAGAAGGTATTCATCGCAACACCTACCGACCGTCGACGTATCTCACACCGTAGCTTCTGCGAGGAGGTGGCACGTGCAACAACATTCACGGGTGCAGAGGTGGAAGCCGTGTTGCGCCTGGCTGCCGAGACGGCTAAGAAACATGTTGAGAGCGGTGAGTCGGTTGACTTTGGCGACATCGGTTCGCTGACCCCATCCTTCAAGTCGAAGGCTGTTGAAAAGGCTGCCGATTTCAACGCTCAGAAGCATATCACTCGCCCCGTGGTGAAACTCCGTCCCTCAAAGCGTTACTTCACGCTGACGGACGTATCGTATGAGCGTGTCGAGCCACGTCCAAGCGAGAAGAAGAAGAAAAGCGGCGGCTCTGAATCTCCATCAGGTCCTACGGTAGAAGCTTAACCCTGCCCTCCGCTCTCTCCTCTTCATGAGGAGGGGGCGGAACTTAAAATATAAAACAGTTATGAATACAGAATTTTTCAAAGTGTACGGAGCGAAAGAACGCAATGACAGTTTATTACGGCTGTCCGATGACCATTACGTGTTGTTCTATGGCTTTGGCAAAGACAAAGACAACGACGAAAGCGGCTACTGCTGGCGTAAGGACTATGGGCACAAGCCTACAGAAGAAGAATTAAAGGGCGATATAACAACACATGTCAACAAGCTAATTGATGCGAAGATACTCACAGGATTTACCTACGAAGGAAGCCTTGTTTATCTATCCGCAGAGAATCAGTTTAATTACAAAGCAGCTTTTGACTTGTGTATGCTTACGGATGGAGGCAATCTACCTGTAACGTTCAAGTTCGGGCAAGAGAGCGCCCCCAAGTATCGCCAGTTTAACACAAAGGAGGAATTGAAAGACTTTTATTTATCTGCGATTTCGTTTGTAACCAATGCGCTTGCAGAGGGGTGGGCAGAAAAGGATATGGTTTATAAAAAGGATATGCAGTCATGGTTTACTTAATCATCTTCTCAGTAGCACTTTCAGTTGCAATGGCAATAGTTGCAGCAAAGAAAGCAAAGGAGTTGCCAGATAGTGTGAGTAGTTTCAGCTATTATGTAGGTGATGTTCGCTTTTCGTTGTGGGCAACAATGACAGCAGCAGTCTTGTTGTTCTCTTCTCTTCTTGCTTTGCCGCCTAAGCAGGGTTATATTGCAGGACTGATGAGTGTAGGCTTGTTGATGGTAGCAGCTTCTCCTTGCTATCGGACAGAAAACAAAGTACTACACTATGTAGGCGGTTATCTCTTCGGATTGGCAAGTCAGGTTGTGGTAGCATTACTCACGCCGTGGTTACTCATCTTGTGGGTGCTGTTCCCACTTGTCTTCATTCGTAAGGATTGGAAAGAGAATGCTACATTTATTGCTGAGGCAATATGTTACCTTACATTAGTCGTCAGTCTTATTGTGTCTCTATTGGCGTGAATACAAAGATAAACTTCAAAGAAAACAATGCAGTGTTAATTTTGCAAAAAACAAAAATACATCATAATGAGGAAAGTAATTAAATGGCTAAAAGAAAGTAACAGGTATAAGCACCTTATCGGCGGTGTACTTATCGGTGCTGGTGCTAACAGCTTATATTGCGCAGCGTATGCTGGTATAGGCGTTGCGACAGCATTAGAACTGAAAGATAAGATGTGGGGCGGAAAGACAGATATCGTTGATTGGGGGCTGACAGTCGGGGGTGTAGCTATAGGCTTCGGAGTAAGAACGTTAGTAAAACTTCTATAATATGGCAATGGATAAAGGCATAAGAAACGCTATGATAGGTGTTATTGGCTCAATCATTGTAGCCGTTGCAGGCTCATGGGTGCAGCTCAATCAACGCATATCAATACTCGAGGTACAGGTTATGAACGACCACCAATTGTTCGTAGGCTCTCAAGAGGATATGAAAGAAATAAAGTCGATGCTTGGTGAGATAAACATTAAGGTATCGCACCTTAACGACATCAAGGCAGACCGACCTAACATGGATAGTCATATAACACAGAAAGGCGGTGAATAATGAAAGCATCATTTAAAAGTATTATAAGCAGGTGGAGAGCAACAACACCGAAGTTCTTTAAGAATATTGTTGTATTGGGTTCAGGTGTCAGTATTGTTGCTGTTGCTATTCATACCGCTATGACAGCAGCAGCGGCTACACCTCCAGAATGGTGGATAAAGATTTATCCATACCTCGTAGGGGCAGCAGCAGGTATGGCAGCTGTAGCAAAATTAACAAGAGAGAAGTAAGATGAGAAATATACAATACATTGCGGTTCACTGCACCGCAAGCCATCAGTCACAGACGATTGAGGGCTTAAAGCAGGAGTTCAAACGTAAGGGTTGGATTAACCCTGGCTATCATTATGTAGTGTCTCCTGACGGCAAGATTACACAGCTTCTTGATGAAGACAAAGTAAGCAATGGTGTGAGGGGATTTAACTCGGTGTCGATTAATGTTGCATATATCGGTGGTATAGATGTCAATGGCAAACCCACTGATAACCGCACAGATGCACAGAAAGCAAGTCTGCGCTCGCTGTTGAAGATGCTACATAAGAAGTACCCTACAGCAGTTATTCAGGGACATCGTGATTTCTCTCCAGACTTGAATAAGGATGGAAAGATAACCCCTAACGAATGGATGAAAGCTTGTCCGTGTTTTAATGCCAAAGAGGAGTATAGCGAACTATGAGAAAGAAAATATCCTTGCTACTATTTGTAGCGTTCACTATCGCAATTTGCGTTTACGTTTCACAACGCAAATCATCAATTGACATAAAATCCATTATAAAAACGGATACCATTATTCGTCACGATACGTTAATCTATCGTACACCCATAGTAAAAGATAGCTTGATAGTTAAGTATAGGACAGCAGTCTTACCAGTGGTACGTCAGGATACAATTACAAAAGAGTTTGTACGCACGGTGATGGATAGCGTTGAGGTGAAGGTTCCGATAACACAAAAGGTGTACGAAGATAGTACCTATAAGGCGTGGGTAAGTGGATATGAGCCTCAACTTGACAGTATATTTGTTTATCAGAAGACACAAGTAATCAATCATTATATACGAGAAAAACCAAAACATTGGGGGATAGGCTTGCAGATTGGCTATGGGTGTACTGGTAAAGAGTTGCGTCCTTATATAGGAATAGGAGTTAATTATAACATATTCAGATGGTAGAAGTATGAAGACGGTTGTTTTTAAAGTTGGCAAAAACGATGTTTACCAAGAGGTCGCAAAGACCACCTCATACACAGGGGCAAAGATGGATAATGACGAAGACGCATACGATCGTATCTTTACAACTGATGAGGACAAGACAATGCTCGAACGCTTCTGGAATGAGAGTAAGAATATGATTGCTGGTAGTCTAAAAAAACTACTAAGTTCAGAGCGTGAAGAGAATGATGAATACATATTAGAACTTGAGGTGTCTAATTCCTTTGATGACAACCTCAAGGAAAGTATGCAGCGTAGTTTGTTCAGCTTCTTTGTTATGAATATAACAAGCAAGTGGTATATATTCACAAATAAGAATGAAGCAGAAGGTTATGCAACATCAGCGGCTACGGATATGGAAGATGTTATGCGTAAGGCTTATTACAAAAAGAAACCAGTACGTCCAACATACGATTAATAATATTAAAAATAAACTATATGGCAGAAAACAAGAAAGACCTAACGGTCACCGAAGAAGTAAGAGAGCTTATCTATGATGTTCAAAACAAGGCTTATCTGACAGGACAAGCAAGAGAAGCAGAAGGTAAGAAACCGTATCAGGCTGCATCAAATATGCAGGCAAGTGATGATGATGAGAACAGTTATCAGATACGACGTTCCCTTGCAAATGCTTTCTCTTCCCTCAAGAGTCTTTTAGGGGAATATCTCTACGAAGATAGAAGTACGAGTAACAATCGTATGATTAGCGAAATTGATAATAATGGGCAATTGACTTTAGCTTTTAAGTTACCTTCAAATTACAATAACGCTTCTGCGGATAGCCTTGGTAATGGTATACATTCCTATTTAGTTGATATGACACTTGCTGATTGGTTTGCTATTACTAACAAAGAAGATGCAGAGGTGTATGCAGGGCATTCAACAGTTAGCCTTGAGAATGTAAAACGTGCGCTATATAAGCGGAGTCGACCAACACGCCCAACTTATTAAGTAAAGATGCTTATGACTTGTTGTAAAGAATATGCAGCAGAGCAGCAGAAAAAGGTTGTAACGCTGACTTTCAAGCGCAAAGAATTGTTATATGATGCCAGTAACTATTCTTTTGTTGAGGCTGATATTATGCCCCAAGATACAGAACATGCCAAACATCAAGTGTTTGACATCGTTCAAGATGGCAATATAGATCGTGTTACTCGTATTCTTAACTTAGCTCATGCAGAATGCGTGGAGTTACTATATCCATACGCAAAAGAAGAAATACCTGACACAGAAGAAGTGCTTGATGATATTTTGAAAGAACCAGATACCTACACTATTAAACTTATGCTTCCTTACAACTTTTCAATGACTACGGTTAAGATGTTGGAAGAGTACATACATGAGTTTCTTGTGTGTAGTGTTCTGTCAGATTGGTTAAGCATAACATTTCCACAAAGCGCAGAGCGTTGGGAAAGTAAATTAAGAGATACAAAAATAAAAATACGCACTTCTCTTATGTCGAGAATTGGTAAAGTTAGGAGGAAGTTGAAACCATGGTAATAATCAAGGGCAGCGCTACATCACGTAGAACTGCCCTTTTGTTAAAAATCAATCTTAACCTATAAACTAAAAACCTAAACTATCTCGGCTGGTTGGTAAATCGTGGTGTGAATTGCACCGAGCAACCAGTAATTCCTTCATCATTTGAAAGGTTAGCAAGTAGCACTATACGAATGTATTTATAAGGCGTTCCCCTAAACCCACGTAAGTAATGGTCTATGGATGACCATACTGGAACCCAGTTATACAAATCATTAGAAGCATAGAGAATAGACTTCACATGTCCTTTCTTAAATACACCACGCTGTATGATGGTATCAACAGACTTATGAATGTCATAAGCATCAAGTTTTATTGGGCGTGACACAACGATACTTTTATAAACCTCGTCGGCTTTATCAGAGAAATTAACAAGGCTGCCATCATTAAGTACAGCAAGTGCATCAGGGTAGGAGTTTACGTTGTCTGCAATATTAGATTGCATCATTCCCCACTGCTTTGACTTTAGTGAGAATATATAAGCATAATTGCAATTATGCTCTTTACTATTGTTGTAAGCGATGATTCGTTGATGCTCATAGTCATATATCATTCGACAATCACGTACAAAATCCATGAAAGGTAATATTCTTAGAGTTCCTTTCGACAAGTCTGCGTGTTCTAAGATTTTATCTATCTTAGGTAACATCGTTACTGATACTGCATTTTCTCCATTGAGAATATCAGAGATGCACATTGTCTGTGAACCTTGCAGAAGCATTATACCTCTATCAGTTGTAAATAGAACAGCTGAATCAATCTGCGTGATACTCTTTGATGATAGACACACGTCACGTGTGATAGGTTGTTTGGCAGAGTATCCACCAGTAGAATTGACTTCCAAAGCCCATACTCCCTCATCTGTGAAAGCATATAGTGGGAATTGCCCGAACTGACCTTGCGATAGAGCTTTTGCGGCGGTTGCTATTCCTAAAATCCTACCTGTTCCAACAGTATTAATGCCTGTGACAGGGAAGTAGAAAGGGTTATTGACTTCGGAGGTGTATATCTTATTAGGTTTTTCAACAGTCCTTTCTACATCAGTAGAAACAGATGGTAAGTTGTTCACCTTTTCTTCTAAGTCATTCCAACCACCATAATAAAAAGAACCATTAAGAAAGGCATGCCGTTCAAGTGGCACTTCGTAGAAAGTTCCAAAGTAATCCCAAGAATTAACAACCGCTTTGTAAGCATTTGCATTTGGATAGTAAATGAATAGCACTGGATTATTTACACCAAACACTCCTGCTGTACCATTTACGACAATATCTTTTCCATCCTGTTTGATATATACATATACGGAAATTGATATTTTTCTATCTGACATTGTAGATTCTGCGTTAGACCAATGCTTTATATATCCATCAGTAAATGGCATCATTGCTCCAGCATTGAATCCCTCAAATAGTTTCTTTCTGATGCTGGTGATATTGATGCGTGAGTTATACTCAAATGCGTACTTAGGTATAATCTTATCATGACTGTCGTAGTCATCTGTCATCACCTCTCTATTGACTAAGGACTGCAAATAGTCTTCTTCTATATTGAGAAGCGTGCGTGTTGTAGTAAGCTGTTCTATCTTGATACTTTCGAGAAAGTAGAAATTTGAGCAGTTACGGATATTTTCCTTTACGGTAGAGGTGTCCTTGCGTGGTAGTCCAAGTATACCGCCAGGACGTGTGCCGAGATTATCTTTATCAAATGTCATTTGATATAGGTAGCCCATATCTTTCTTTTGATAGCGCAAAGGATATTTGGTTTTATCTGCAGCTTGATTAATATGTTTGCAAATACTATATCCCCAAGTATCATCACCGTACTCGTCGTAATTAAAGAATTTATCACATTCGCCATTCTGATCGTACGTATAGATAGGCTTTGAAATAAATATATCAACAGATTTGACAATATCAGTCCAGTCTTTCAGTAAATCTAAATCACTCTGTTTGATGACAGCATAGTCCAAAGAGTGTAACATTCCTACAACACGAACATCAGCTCTGTTCAAACCATTCTTACCATACAGATGTCGCCACATGACAATAGGAGCGCAACTTGTAGAACATACCATGAGGACTGGTGCAGAATGCCTGATGAGATTACCATCATAGAGACGATAGGCATATCTTACAAGAAAAGGAAATATGAATTTACCTTTATTAGTTGACCTGTCAGCTATGAATTTGTTTACTTTAGCCAACACTTGTGAAGTTATTTTTTTCTTGTTTTCATCGGAGAACTCATTGTAGCTAACATAGCTACCTCCATCTCCCTTTGTCTTTGTCTCCCAGTTAAGGTTATCAAACTCAAGAGTAAATTCATCAGTACGCTGCATCTCACCCTGCAAACCAAAAGAAATAGGCAATTCAGGAATATCATTGCCGAGGAATAGATAACCAGAAGTATCACCTTTCCAAAGGAAGTAGAACATACCAGCATCTGTAAGGACTATAAGAGTGTTCCCTACTCCAACTACTTGATACAACTCTTTGTCACCTATACTATACAGGTCTGTGAAGTTGCTACCGTCTATAGTCCACAGCAGTTTCTTGTTAGCAGTATTAATGATGATATAATGTGTATAGGTTGTAGCCTTATGCACATATACAACACTGTGGTTTTCTCCAAGGTTGAATACCATCTTTGGAGCCGACATAGGTTTTAATGCACTATCTTCAGGAATGAGGTTCAACAACATAGCAGAGTCTCCATCTTGACACGTATTGTCAGGTGGGACTGTTGATAGTCCGTTATACTTTATCTCTTTATTCATGTTTAGACGGCTTGTCAATCTGATAATATAGTTTGTTGTTAGTTTCTTTTACTGATACAGACAATTTGCACTTGCTTTCAGCAGGTAAGTTGTAATCATAAAAAATACGTCCAACCGATGGGGTGAGAGTCTCGAAACCTATACATTTATACTTATCGTTGTATTGTATATCACAAAGCTGTGTAGGCTTCTCAATATTTGGATTAGGTATAAAAGCAAACAGTCCACTGTCAGACACACAAAATACGAATACAACGGCTTTCTCAGCCGTATCCGAATATTTACGGATATGGCTGAAAAGCTTCTTAGATAGTGTAACAGAATTGTCTGCAGGGTCTAAGATTACATATAATCTAAGTGACCAATACCAGTTCTGTATCTTTTTGAGAATATTCATCATTCTGCAAATATATTGCACATAAAGGTTATGTGCGGTTTATCTTTTAATACTCTTTGCGAGAGCGGAACGATATTGTCTCAATAAAAATAAAAGACCGTGTAGTCTGTAATCCGTCACGATGCTTGTCAGCATCTTCTTTGCAGGTGAAGATGTACGAACAAATCTCGGTCTTGTCAGTCCCTTTTGTTGCTACGATGTTCGCATAATACTTGCGTCCAAATAGGAACGCAATCACTTCTTTTAATACTGTTGTTTGCATAATCTAATTTTTAATTTACAATTAAATCTCGTGACAGGGTATCAAGTCTTTTGCTTCTTCCTCCCACATATCGGCTTCGTTTCCCTCAAAATCAAGGTAAACAGTTCCATTGTTTAAGTCTGCAAGGGTTTCCAACAGGCCTCTTGCTTTTTCCGCTGTATTTATATCCATAATATTTACTTTTTACGTTTCACCTTATTAGCGTATAATTTCCGTGACTTTTCCGTGACTTTTCCGTGATGATTCGTTAGTCTACTAACTCAAAAATATACGCAACCACCCACGGATTACTTTCCCATGTACCTTTACCACTTACCTTGTCAATGAGATAGACAAAGGCTTCACATGCACTTGGAAAAGCTACAGTGTGGGCATCTCCTATATTTTTGGAAACATAAAACAAATCCTTATTGTCATAAAATTGCCAAACACCCTCACGCATAATATCCTCGTCTGATATATCTTGCAAGCGTTCAATACGCACATCTGTAATCTTGATGTGGTGGGGCATCAAATCGGCACGGACAAACATTTTATTCTTCCATCCAGCCTGAAATTCTCTATTTATCGAGCCATCTACATTGATTATAATATCGTTGTATTCCGCCATACATTCGATAATATCCTTATATGGCTGCGCTATTGCTATCACTTCGCCACCCTTATAAGGAAGATATTTCTTTGTTTCTTCCCAATTGCCAAGCGGTATATCTTTTTTCAACACTCGCCTTGTCATTGTCTTTGTTCCGTTCAGCACCACCTGCGTAAGGCAGTACTTGTCATTAAACATTATCTTCTTAGTCATAATCTATGTTATTTATCACTTTAAAAATCTCAAATGCAACTTGCGGTACCCAGGCATTTCCTAACGATTCGATGCTTTTGCTTCGCCATTTTGCGAAAGAAAGGGTAAGGTCAGCCACTCTAAAGGGTATCCCATCATTTCCGTTACATACAGGGGATTGAGTTGGGAAGTCCCGCCACCAATCTTGTGGGCAATCTGCTCTGCCAAATTGGCATTCGGTTTGCCGTGTTTTTTCAGAGCATTCATCGTCATACCTGAGCGCATTCCATCCTTTTCCATTGGTGTTAAAAGAAATCCTGAACATGCCATTGCCGTCAGTCCTTTCCCCATTTGACTGTTTGCATTGTACTTTGTTGTCCACTTCGTTCCCTCCGAAGCATTGGGTGTTGGCAGAAGCTGCATCTTTGCACATTTTGCCAATGTTGGTCGCTCTGTTGCATTTTTGCTCAATGATTTGTTTATGCGTCCTGACCCTTTGTCTATTGCTGTCGGTGTTGGCAGCAATAGAGGACTTAGAAATTCCGTTTTGCCCTTCTTGTTGCAAACTTTCAGCCCTTGCGTCTGTACGGTGGGCAACAATCCATACTCTGTCTCTTCTGTGTGGTGCTCCGACGGCACAAGCCGGAATAACAATCGGCTGGACCGAATATCCTGCATGCTCAAGGTCTTCACAGATGACATCAATAGTGAATTGTTGCTCTGTTCTGTATATGTAATTCTCTTCGAATAAATCATCCGTGCGTCCCACTTTAAGCGCATTACAGGGCTGTACCATTGAGAGGATTCCATTAACGTTTTCACCAACAACCCAAGTGGGCTGAATTTGCCGTATTGCTCGTAACATTTCACCCCAGAGGTAGCGGTTATCTTCCGCTCCCTTTCGCTTACCGGCAACACTGAATGGTTGACAAGGGAATCCTCCTGTGAGGACATCAATGCGTCCTCTCCATTTGGTGAAATCAGTTTTTGTAATGTCTTCATAAGAAATACTTTTGGGAAACCAATACTCTAAAATTTTTCGCTGAAACTCTTGTATTTCACAATGAAACATATTAGTCCAGCCTATCCACGAGGCAGCGAGTTCTGCTCCACCAATACCCGAAAAGAGGCTTGCGTGAGTATGTTCCATACGCTTTACTTCATTAATTCGGGGTTGTCGTAGATGTTACCTCTAACTTCTATATCAGACAATACACCTGCATCAAAATCACTATCTAAAACAAAATTTATTAAAGACCAAGTAGTTTTTTTTTTCAGGATAGATACACCATATCTTTTGGATATACAGACTACCCCTAAAAGTTCCTGTTCTTGAAAAAGTACATCCCCCTTAAAGATTTTCTTTCCGTTCTTATCATTGAGCCACCAGTATTGTCCTATAGAGGAAAGATCTGTAATAGGATAATAATGCTCACCGTCTTCTTCATTAGTTACAATGAAATCTTTGTAATTGCAATTATAGCAATTATAGATAGGCTTTTTGTCAAAGTGTACATAACTTCCATAACGCCAGTTGCCAAAGCATTTTGCTCTGAATAATATTTCTCTGTTCATATTACTTCTTTGTATTTTCCTAATCTCGTAGTCGCAAGAACTAACTACAAAAGATAACACTGATAATAAAATTAGTTCTTTATAATATACTATTTATTAGTAATACGGTCGCAACTCCCCATCCACTGAATGCTATCGTATATGTAATCCATCTTGCTATGGAAAAACTCTCCAATGCTTTTACATAGCTATTTTTGAATTTAATAGCATCACCAAATTTATTCTCAAAAGTTTCCGTACAAGCATCGGACAATATCCGTTCTATCTTCCTACGACCTTTCTCCGTGATGATTGGGCTAAATTCGTCGTTTTTATACAAGCCGTTCTCGTGTGAGAAAACATGAGTATTGTAAACAGTATCTCCGTTGTATTTGTCTTGAAATCCGACTCTAATATCAATTCGAAACACACCACGTTCTTGGTAATACTTCTCTGCCAAATCACGGATTTTCGTATCGTTTGACTCGGCTTTTTCTTGAAGTTTGTTATACTCATACTCGCTTAATTGTACAATTCTGTTTTCCATACTAAATTTCCTTTAAGTTAAATAAATCCGCTTGCATTACCGCTGCTTTTATATATGTCATTCTTCGCTTCCTTTCAGTTCTTTGATTAACGCATCGGCAAGCCTAATAGAAAACGTTGCAACATCTTTGTAGCTTGGGTTTGGGTTAACTCCCTCCACAATAGGAGCAGACAAAATCCCTATCATTGCCGACTTTGCTATTTCGTAACGTCGTTGTTCCCAGTTGATATTAGGCAGAAAATCCAAAGCCATATCCAGTAATTCTCTACCATCTTTCGTGGCATACTTTGTACATGTTCTTTGTACTGTTGTTACTCCACTTGGCGAAATCTCTACTATTTCGCCTGTATTTTTTACTCTTGCTTTCATAACTATTTATCTAAATAATTCTTGTTCCTTTGGTTGATTTCCGATAATAGCGTTTACACGCTTTATCTCAGCATCAACTTCTCTCTCAACTGTTTTACACTCATTAAGCACAGATTTTCTTCGTGTCTTAAAGTACTCTTGTTGAAGTTGCCGCATCAAAGCAACCTTGCTAAAAAACTCACGACTATTCATATTACTTTTCTATTTTTAGTTCCTTAAATACTCCTTGCCAACTTCGTATATTTACGTTCAAAATGAATACACGTGTTAGTATTCTCTTTGTATTCAACAGGCACCCACCACAGCATTGTATCAGGAGGATCGGGCAAGTATCTCTTGCATTGGTTACGGAGTTTACAAGCTACACCAGAACAGTAGGCGTAATCATTTTTAATTTCGTTGTTCATAAGTTTTTAGTTTCTAAAGGATTTTTCGTTTCCAAAGTTTATAATATGTGCCATTTCTCTTAATCTATCTGCAAAGCGTTCGTCATAATAACCTGAGATTTCGTTAGCAGAGAGGTTTGATGTTGAGATTGTGCAGAACTGCTCTTGATATCTATACATCATAATATCTGTAACAGCAGTGATAATATCTCCGTAGTTCATACTCTCACGTGGTTCTGCTCCAAGGTCATCAATACATAATACTTCTACATTTCGCAAGAACTTGTATTCTCCCACAGCTTGAATATTTTCCTTTGTAGGGTTATTATACGCCTTTGCAAGTAACACTAACTCTTTTGCTGTGACTATTCTAAAGCCCGTGTAAGGTAGTTCGTGCATTTTGCTTTCAGGTGTATATGTACTATCAGAGTGAACATAAGCATATAAAGATTTAAGCGCATACACCATGGTTGTTTTTCCATTACCTTTGTTGCCAGACAAGAATAAGCCAAATTTGCTGTCGTTTGACACCAGCCATTGTGAGATATCCCATATATGCTGTTTGTATTCATCAGTTGCATTGAACGTCCTCATACGTGTAGTAACCTCAACTCTACATGATGCATATAACATTGTATAAACTTGTTTAGCTGTGTAAGGAAGTCTAAAACGTCTCGGAATACGTTTTCTTTGCATCAGCTTTGAGTATATTTCCTCTACGTCCAGCTTTACTGTTGGCTCTATCTTTATCATTGCTTACTATTCTTAACCAATTATTAAAATGTTTTTTTGCATCAGAGAGATCTTCATGTTTCATTTTCCCATCAGCGATACATTGTAATTTGAATTCATCAAGCTTTGCTCTTATTTCTTCTGCTGTCATGTGATGCAGTGCTTGTAGATTATCAATCCAAACCTCAGCAGACTTTAATTCGTTTATCTCATCGTCAAGAGTGAGTGCTTCTAAGGCAGGCTCCTTGTTAATGATGTTTACTTTGTTTATATGAGTTGTTACTCCTTCTGTATCTTTCTCAAGGCAACTAAACTCACTGACACTGGCACCACGCTTACAAGTTCTATTAATATTCATATACCTTTCTTGAATGCCTTTGGAGGTAAGAATACTATTGGTTTCAAAAAGAGTTTTATTGAATAGTCCAACAGTCAGGCAGCAATTAATAACCTCTTGTATATACTGCTCATCGTAACCAGACAACTCTGAGATAATAAATGGCAGCTCTTCATCCCACTTTGTGTAATACCCATCGCGGTAGATGATACAGAGTAGGAGAGTGTACACCGTTATAGCCTTACCACCTTGATAGCGAATTAACTTTCTTATCTTGATGTCTTGAAAGAAATCAATATCGAAAGGGAAATATTCAAGACCTTGTTTTATAGCACGCCCCATATTATAAATAATACTTTAAGTAGTTATCGACTTCATTAATAAAGTCTTCAAGTGAGTGACAAACCACGTATTTATATTCTCCTTTATCTGTTACGATTCGCTCCCATTCCTTTTGCGAAGCACTTTGTCTTCCTGAAGCAGTCTTCATTTCAATAAGTAATGCACCATAGAAACGATTAGGAGCAAGGAGTATTAAATCAGCAACTCCAGCGACAACACCTTCTTCTTTTAGCTTAGCAGCAGTACGTGCATCACGCTTCCCACCATTTGGTATAGAAAACAATCTACCTTTTAAGCTTTGGTGTTTGAGGTTGAACCACCGCACACAAGAACATTGTATGCGGTGTTCCTCATCAGAAGGACGCTTACGCTTTGTAGCTACTTGCGCAGCTACTAATTCTTCAAGTGTCATATAAAATTTACACCTTATTCATTTGTTTCTTTAATTCTACAGCAATTTTAAGCCTTGCAGTGTTAACAGCTGGAATAGGAACCTGCTTACCACGTAGGTAAGACATCCTTTCCTTTGTTTTAACCACCTTAATAGTTGCAAAACTACGAAGAGAAACACTCTCACCATTAATGAGAGACTTCTTAATAGACTTAAAAATAGCATCATAAGCTTTTATAACTTGCGAGCGTGTAAGGTTAGTTGTTGAAACCACCTCTGAAATAATTTCGTTCTTTGTCATTGTTCTTAATTATTAATATGGTGTTTTGTTGAATTCTATTTCCATTCCTTTATGTGCAGCAATTACATTCTTACCAGTTGCAGCCTTTATCCCTGTCACAAATTCAGACTCATTGCTATTAGCATCAGAAAGATGAATAAGAATAATGTTATTCACTTGTGATAGATCGTTAGCTTGCAAAGTATCTAAACACGTGTTATAACTCATGTGTGATTTGATGGTGCGTTCACGACGTACTGGGGAGATGTGTCCTGTATCTGTGTTATGGTTAAGAATATCCAAACTATAGTTACATTCTATCAGTACATTGTTTAGGCCAGGGAACTTGTATTTAAGATAATATGTATCTGTTGCAAATAAGACAGTCCCACATTCCTCGTGTCTGATAAGATAGCCAAAAGGTTCTTCTGCATCATGTTGTACATCAAAAGGTATAATGTCAAATCCGCCTAAGCTGAATCGAGAGCCTGCCTCACACATTAAAGGTGAGAAACTGGCATAATCACTTGGAATCGTTTTGTGCATCGTTCCTTCTGACATTCTTACAGGTATTCTTGCTTCGAGGTATTGCAAAACATACTTTGCATGATCTCCGTGTTCATGAGTGATGCAACACCCAACAATAGAGGATATGTTAAAGTTTAATGCTTTCTTTACCTCCTGTAGCTTAATGCCAGCTTCAAGTATTAGGACCTCCCCAGTCTTTTCAGACTGGAGGAGGTAGCAGTTACCTTTGGAAGATGAACCTAAAATGTACAGTTTCATAACTTAGTAGGCAGGAGCTTTCTCAGAGGGAAGAGAAGATGCAGAAGTTATTTCGCCAGTGTCTTTATCAACTTTTGGCTCTGGCTCTCCGAAAGCAATTGATTCTTTGTTAGCATGGGTTGCTTTTTCGTGCTCTACAATCTCTACAGCATCAGCTTCCTGCATTTCGTCTTGTACATATAGTCCTGAGAGCGTATTAGGGAAAGCTTCTCTCAAAGCTTGCACCTCTGCAACCTTGCGAATCATGGTTGCTGGCATCTGCTTCCATGTTGATTGTTTTTTATCGTACTCATGCAGAGATACTGTCTGTCTGTATGGACGACGGTTCTTGCGGTAAACATCACACCATCCTCCGACAAGTGTTAAGTCCTGTGGAAAGAAAGTACCAACGAGGTTCTGAACTACACCCTCTTTGTTTACAACGATTACACCAGACTCTATTCCCTCAAAGTCAGCACAGCGATCGGCACGTTTCATAAATGCTTCCTTTGATACAATCATCTGTGAAGGAGCATCGCCATACTTGACAAGGTAAGCCTCACGTAAGAAAGGGTTTAGCTGGTTAACTTGGCAAAGCGTAATGAATTGCGCCATATCACTATCGGACACTTTCATGCCTTTGCATATAGTATCCATAAGGATACGCTTGTTGATTTTTACATCGTTTCCGTCAATACCCTTGATTGTTGCAACCATTTTGTCAACGATGCTTGCCTGCTGCGCAGGTGCTACTTGCTGCGTTGCAGCTACTTTCTGAATTTCACTCATAATTTTTTTATTTGATTACTAATTGTTTGTCTTGTGTTACCTGTAATAATATCATTTGAGACTGAATGCCCATATAGTGATTTACACTCTCTGCACCATCGATGAAAACAGGCGCATATATATTGTAGAACTGACATAAGGTGTTGATTATATCAAGACCTGCGTTTACTTGTCCAGCAGTGTTAGTAACACCGTAGGGAGTTCCATTCACAATTGGAATGCAAACTTCAAACTCGTTTCCTTCTTGCGTATAATCAAATAACTGAAATCTGACAGACTTAAACATAGCATTAATGCGCTGTTCGCAGTCTTCTATTCTCTTCTTAATGAAACTAACAGCTGTGTACTCTCTTTTCTCAAGTTCCGCAACCTGCTGTGCTAACTCACGTCCTCTGTTTTCAAGGGCTGCAATTTCATTCATAGCCTTATCGATGGTAGAACGATGACTCATACGTGTTTTAAGTTTCGTAAGAGAATCATATAACGCATCTCGCTCTTTCTCTATTTGAACAACAGGGTTATCTCCTGCTTCGGCTTTATCCAAAAGGTCTCTCAACTCTTTTACCTTTAAATCAAGGTTTTTCATTTCATTTGTTGGGACTTCTAATGAGGTAGGAGCCTGTACAAGAGGATGACGGTCAAGCTGCTGATATAGCTCTGATATATTCTGCTCTATACTATTAATAGTTTCAGCAAACTTCTCATCAGCTTCAATAGTAGACAACTCTTCTGTTAATAGATTACGTTGTGCAGCAAGCGACTTACCTTCTTCGTTGTTTGCACGAAGCTGTTCTGCTTTGTTCTGAGCAAAGATGTTGTGAGCCTCCGCAATCTTATTTTCAGGAAGACGCTGACCGCAACAAGAACAAATGTCTGAACCATTATATTCTGAAGCATTGATTGCTCTCCACTTCTCACGCAGGCTGTTTAATTTAACTTCTATGTTAGTTACCTGCTGTTTAAGATGCGTACGACGTGTTTCTGCCTGCTTGCGTTCAATAGACACTTGTGTTAGACGTTCGTGAGCCTCCTTAATCTTTCGCTCTATCTGTCTACGCTCTTCATTTGCAGTGTCAGCCTCCTTTCGCATACGGCTAAGCTCGTCTTGTTCCAACTGTATGCGCTGCATCTCCAAGTCGTGAATCTCTTTTGCTGTCTGTTTGTCTTTCTCCAGTTCAGCCTCATTTCGCTTCTCGATGTTTGTAACCTGTTCCGTGAGTGCAGCAATCTCTTTCTCTTCCTTATCAATCTCTGATTGCAAAGCATTCCAATCCTCAACTTCTGGCATCATCTTTTGTGTCTGGTCGATGCGAGGTTGTATTTCTGATAACTCGGTCTTCAAGCGTTTTTTTGTAGACGATATTTCTTTACGGAAGTCTGACAAACTCTTTCCTTTGAGTTCATCGAGTAGCTTCTTAAACTCCTCGTTGTCAGTAGCTATTTCCTCGTCTGACTTTACACCAGCTATCTGCAACAACTGTTCACGCTGAAGCTGCCATTTCATCTTCTCTGTGAAATAGCGAGGATTAGTAATCATCTTGAATACCGTCTCGTCGATGATGTTTTCAGATACACGTGTTTTAAACTCGCTTACCTTAATAGGCACACCATTCCAGATGCATTCAGTGACATTACCTGAGAACACCTCTTCTACTTGCCCACGTGGCTTAACCCACTGTTCTTTGTATTCACGCTTGAGTGTTAATTCCTCTCCATCAACAATCAAAATAGCCTCTACAGAGCACTCGCAACGATGAAGAACATTGTGCTGCTCGTCATAAGAGCGGAGTTCAAAATCCTTTCTGTCTTGAGAATCCTTGCCAAAGAGCAGCCAACAGAAAGCATCGAAGTGTCGAGATTTTCCAAGCCCATTATCTCCGCAAATACTTGTAGGAGTGTCAAGGTTAAACCTTGTGGTTCTCTCTTTTTCTCCCCTCCAGTTACGGAGAGTGATTTCCTTAATTTTAATTTGTTTCATATATTTATTTTTTGAAGAATTCGGAAAACTTCTTTCCTCCGTATTCATTTTCTGTAAGAGTAATCATTTCCTGCACGGTATACTTCTCTTTATGTGGTTTTGGAAGTCTGTTCTCTATGTAGTCTCTTGTACCAGCTGCACACGCCCCTGTGATAGTCCTATATGCAGCAATAGCCTCTTCAAAGGTAAGTGTGTCATCTAAAGACATATTCTTGTACACCGAGGTGTCTCGGTCGTTAATTTTGAAGATAAGGTCTGCACGTGCATCTTGGAGTGTACTGCCGTGCGCCCAGTGGTTTTCTCCATCTGTTACAAGATAGAGCTGTTCTCTACTATTGAGTTTATGAACACGATATACATTCCCGTGATGTGAGTCAATAGCTGTAAACATATCATCAACCTTGATATAGCTTCTGTCATTCCATTTCCAGAAGATAGGTATATTTGAAACTCTGTTTATTGCAGCTATTGCTTTAGAAGAAAGATTCTTATTTACTTTTATTTCATCTGTAATGCCTGTACAGTCTTCAAGGTCAAGATAGCCACCCACCGTCAGGTTGTC